ATATATTCCAGCGCCTCGTCAACCGTATCAGCTGTCGGCAATATCTGCAACGGCGCGAGGAATTGCGTTGTTTGTGCGTGCAAACTCTCTTTTTGCGATTTGTGCGGATCGTACAAAAGAAATCGCACGCCTTGCGCCGCCCACTGCGCCAGCCAAAACGCCGTGCCGGTCGTCTTGCCGCTTCCACCCTTCCCAGCAACCGCCAACGCATTGTGTTCACTCCAGCGCCACACGACCGGAACGCGCCGCTGTTCGTCGTTCCGGTATGCGCCGAGGATGAGATTGTTTGTGAACGGAGGCAATTGCATATACGTCACGCAAATAGTCGCTCGGCGACACGCTGAAACGCAGGCCAATGATCTTTCGGGATCATCCAGAGCGTATTGGAGATGCTTTCGTTCAAGAACTGCAACGCTTTGCGCTCATTAAATGTCTTGCACAATGCGTACATGCGATGGTAATACCCGCCGATCACGCTGTCAACGAGATCGCATCAACCAACCCACGCGCCACTTGCTCATAATAATTTTGATACATACACCCCTCCGCTTTACTCAATATCTTTTCGATACTGGTGCCATCCGTAATAGTCATTTTTCCAAAATTGCGTCGAACGTTCGGTTTTGATAAGCACGTCATCGGCGCAACTGGTAAAATTGCTCATTGCCGGATTTTCACGCCAAAACGCGATGTGCTCAAACGGCGACAAATGCTTGTGTTCCTTCAATCTTCGCGCCAAATCTTTGTTCTTTTGTTCGTCCTCCTCATCACGATTATACGAAACGCGGGCTAACCGCGCCGCGACGCTATCGTAGTCGGCTTCTTCAAGTGGAAGATGCACATCGTCAACAACCCATTCCGCATTTCGTATCGCGTCACTAATTGCGCGCGCAACTTCTTGCATCGCGACATCGGCGGTCGGATGGTTGCGCAATTGCAAAAACGCATCCCAAGCCGCTTGCGTGCCAGTCACGACACCAGCGATCACGCGGGTTGTTGGTAGCAACCGATTGAGTTGCTCTTTGGCGATATTATACGTTTGTGCCAGTCCGTCAATGTAGTAAACCATCAAATCGTGCAACCGAACCCATTCTTCGTGTACTTCTCGATCATCAATCCGTTCACCAACCGCCATGCCCTTTGCAGTTTTATACAATTCCGACGGATGATAATATCCTAAATCGAGAACCCGACCGAACGACATCGCCCGCGCTGATGACGCATTGCGCGAGAGACGCCGGTGGGTCAACAACTCGATCCAGACGTACAACGGCACCGTGACGCGCAAGGTAATTAGTCCAACGCGAAACAATTTGCGTCGCTTTGCTTGTGCAGGGATCGTCTTCCGCAAACACTCGATCCGAATAGGCGCTGCTTGCCATCGTTTTGCGCTCATACACCACCTTTTTACAACATTCACAACGATGCGCGTACCATCATTGTCAACATCGCGGGAATAATGAACAAAAACACAAATACCAACACCAACGCGCCAACGATAATTGTAATTTTGATAGACGCCTGCGCAAAAAGGTGCTGCGATTGCGCAATCACTTGATGCACTAATGCAACACCGATCTGAAACCCCCACGTTAACCAAAACACTGCACGCATACAACTACCCCTTCCAGCTATTGTACATTTTACCCAAATACCGATACCTGCGAAAGACAGGCTCACTGAAACGATTAAATACTTCAAACTCGTCTTCTGCGCGTAACAATGCATACCCTTGTTGCATCGGCGCATAGGTGTTCAACCTTCGCTCGCTATACCAAAACTTTTGCGGATCGGCGATGCACCCGATGGACGCGCCTAGCCATTGGTCATTTTGCACAACTCCGAGCAAGTGATCGTGTCCAACGAGTACATGTTGTTGTCGTTGTTTTGCAATCGTTGCCGCTAGTTTCCCCGGCTGCTTGTGGGATTGTGACAAATGACCAACGACAAATGTTTCACCAATCTCGATGTAATCATACTCTGAAACCGTGATCTGGTAGCGCGGCTGCTTATTCCCCAACGCGGCATAGATCAAACGTTGCAACGTCAAAGCGGCATCGAGTTTGACCGCCATCCGCTCGTCATGGTTGCCATTGCAAATATAGACAGGCGCCGTTTTTGCCAACGCAAGCAGCACCTCGCCCGCCATAGCTAATTCAGTTTCAAGCCGGGGGACGTTCCAATCACGCGGATAGCGTGAGATTTGCGCAAAGTCAAATACATCACCGGCGACAACAATTTGATCATATTCACCATGATGCTTATTCAACAGTTGCACGAGAAACGATTTGTCATGAAACGGCGCGTGGATGTCAGCGATCACCAACGTGCGTTGAAACGGGATACGCAGCGGCTCGTGAAACGGTTTTGGTAATGGCTCAGGAATGCACACCAGATCGCTTTCACGAGTTTCGCGCATAGCTGCGTCGCGCAATTGCGTGCGTTGCGCAACGGTTGCACCAGCATCTAGTTGCGTATGCGTAAATTGCGCGCGATCCTTTCGTCGCCGCCACCATGCGCGCAATGCCATCGGGCTATTCCAACGCATTGCGCATTCCACTTCAAGCCGACGCTGGATTTCTTCCCATGTAATTGCCGGATGCAGTCGTTTTAGTTCGGTAATGCGTTCGACAATAGCAGTTTCGTTCATAACAACCTCAAAAATGATCAATTTCTCCGAAACCGATCAAACCGACTGATGCGTTTTTGCCTTTGCCATGTCATCAATGAAGAGCTTCAGTACATAGTACGCTTCTTGTTCGCTACAGTCAAAAACATTCATCAGCAACAAAACCGCGTCTTTCAACGATAGGTCAATTCTCTGTTGCTGATAGGCGCGAAACACACTTGATAAGTACGAATACATCTGATCAACGTTGCTCGTATCATTCTCCTGTTCGCTGTGATAAGTTCGGATAAATTGTACAAATCGGCGCGGTGAGATGTTGCTCGCGTGAATACGCTGCTGATACCTACGCACCTCCGCTGCCACCGTCCAACCGAATGCTAATGCGACGATCCCAAGCGTCTTGATAAGCTCGCGCGAAATAACTGGTGTCGGCGACAGGATTGCGCGCTGAAGCAACACATACTGTTGCTTGCTGATTTGTGCAGTTTGCACAAGATCGAGCAACCGCTCTTCGATCTCAAACCACGTCCATTCGCGGTCATCGAATGTATCGCGCTGCTCAAACGCCTCGGTAAGACGCACTAACACCAGCCCCGTCGCCGGAATACGCGACCACGCTACCGGCAGCGTTGTGCAAAAAGTACAATGTCTACGCTTTCTTCCGAAACGGGCAATAATATTTGCACACATCGCATTGCCTCACACTCTCAAACCGATCTTGCGCGATTGTCTCAGCGATGCTTTGCGCTCTCGGCAGCGTTATGTCATATAAGCAATCGACATCGGCATCAACTGTTTCACCGGTGCGCAAATGGTGCCAAATAACGCGCTTTGGTCGGTGTCCAAACAATCGCTCATACGCCATCGCATACAGCGCAAATTGAATATCGTCGTTAATAGACGCAGGTTTGTACTGCGACGTTTTGAAATCAACCACCCACCCGCGTTCGTCGATCAAGTCAATAAAACCAAGCGCATACGTATGATCTGACAATTGTTCAACAAAAAACCGTTCCGATCCATTCGCAATTGCGCGATACTGTGTTAGATCGTTTGTCTCAAACACCTGCACCCCGTCAATTGCATAGCGCGGATATTCTCGGTATTCATCTAAATCATCGAGTTTCGCTAGGTACGCTCGTTTTGGCGGCTCGCCGTATTTATAAAATTGCTCAATTGCATAATGCGCCGCCTTGCCAAAAATAACCGAATGATGGGTAGGCGGACGCTCTCCTAAAACGTACTGCTTCCAAAACCGAAACCGGCACTCTTCGTACAACTTGATACGCGACGCCGACAGCCTGATCTTTCCGCGCCGGTCAAAACATTGCTTCTTTGCAATGAGTTCTGGATACTGGTCAAAAATGTGTTCTGGCAAAGGTTCGTCACGCAACATGTTACATATCCTCCTCGTACTCATGTTCCTTGATGTTCATCAACCCTGCGCGGGGAACTGTCGCGTACCACAATTCGAGCATTGCCCGAATATGCAACTGTTCGAGTAATTGTACCGATGCTCGTATTTGCTCAAATGCAATTTTTGTTTCTAGCGCCGCTTTGCGATACGAAACCAACTCTTTTTCACGCAATTGAGGTCGGCGCGGATAACGTTCCTTCAATTCGTTCTCTTTTTGCTCTAATGCAAATTGCGCTTCAGCATACGCCTTCCACGCTTCCGCAAGATGATTATACATCTCGATCATTCGTTCGTAGGACGGAGCAATATCAACCCATCGCGTCATTGTTGCCCTCCTCGCGCATTAAAGTCATGACATCCTGCACGAGATCACCCGTGCAAAATGTTGTGATCGCAACAATTTCGCCCTGTACTTTTTCTCCGGTTCGCGGAGAAACGTACCACGAACCACGCTTTTCGATCAATCCCAGCCGGATCGCATGTTGAAGTACATCCGCACCCGCGTCAAATCCACGCCCATGTACCAACTTGACCGTTGCCGAGCGCCGCGCTGGTGCGGTTCGGTTTTTCGTGACCGTAACCTGCACCTCGTCGGCGTCGTCACCTTTCTTTAATGTCACTAGTTCGAGGCGCAACGATAGCGCGTGATGGTAGACAAAGGAACCCGCTGGCTTCTTGTCCACACGCGATAACGTTGAAATATTGGCGCGGTACTGATTGATAAACAACAACGTATTGTTGCGCAATGCGAGAATTGGCGTTAATCGCTTGCAAAATAACCCTAATTTCTTTGCGTGCTCGCCAATTCGTTGTTCTGTTTCGTATATGTCACTCGGATTGTCGTCGCTCGCAGATGACGGAATGAGCCATGTCACGCTATCGAGCACAACGAACGCACGTTCATGCTGGCGAAACACCCACTCGATTGCGGTCAGCGTTTCTTCCATTGCGCCAGCGCGAATAATCGTCAGCCGATTGAGGTCAACGCCGAGCGACTGCGCATACGCCGGGTCGAACGTGCGCTCTTGATCCACGTAAAAGGTTGTGTGATCACATTTTTGCGCTTGTGCAATTGCATCAAGCGAAAGCGACGTTTTACCTGTTCCTTGCGCGCCGACGAGATCGGTCATCATTCCGACCGGAATGCCGCCGCCCGTGATTATGTTCAACGACGGCAGCGAGAACGGAATATACGATTTCGGTTGGTGCAACAGCGCAACCGCCGGAATGAGATATTGTTGCAATTCGGTCAATTTCATATATGCAAATCCTTCATATCACGCAACGGTTGCGCATCACGCAACATTTGCCTGCGCTTCGACCAACAAAGTAAACACATGGTCGATCATCAATTTGACCATATACACGATTGTCACCATGTCCGGTTCAAAAAACCCTCCGTACTCGTCAATAACCCCATACGCAACACCATCTTCACCTTGTTTTTTTACCAGCACTTTGTGCAACACCGCAGTTACTGCGTGTATCCATGTATCGGCTGCCGCTTGGTCGTCAACAATTTCTGAGATGTTCTCCGGCGAACTGACATATTTATGCGTCAACGATCCCTTTTTTAATACTTTCCGCTTTTTTGTGATATAATACACATCTACCGTGTTATCCTTTTTCAACAGCAACGCCCATCGTTTCTGGTTCATGTTTCACTCCTTTCTTTTATGACATGACATATAAGCAACTACGCAGCAACATACCAGTATCCCCGCGCAGTCATGTGGTTACGCTCATACGCACGTCGTGACAATTGCGTATCAAGTCCGCGTTGCACCTCGACCACGCTCATCGCAGAAATGCACAATTCGGCGTGATAATCGCCAATTTGATGCACATCTTGATGCACATTTGTGTTCATTTGCACATCGTTTTGCGCATCTGTGATAGAAAGTGAACGACGTGAAAATAGTTCGACATCGACATTTTCCATGATAAGCAACGTCGAAGGTGACGGTTTGCGGAGTTTGAAGAAGCCGTAACGTTCAACGAGTTGTGCGGGAGTTAACGAAATAAACACATGATCTGTGGCGATCACGTGGCAAAGAAAACGGTTGTATAAACGCTCAATGTGCGTATATGCAATATCGCCAGCGAGTGTGGACAACGACAAACAATACTGATCGTCGGCGCACTGGAGCGTATACGGGGAAACGGGGAAATATGGCACCGCCAGCGTGTAAGCGATATACGTGGGAGAGTGCAGTAAAATACGTTTTCCTCTCGACAAACTCTGTTCGTAATTTGTTTCGGTTAGCCCAACGAACGTTACATACATTTCCCGATGGTTCAGTTCCTGATTAACCATTGCGCTACTCCTTTCATAAATGTCATGACATACACGCAACGACACACAGGCCGTTGAAAACAGTATAACACACCTTTTGTAGTTGTCAAGTCACACAACCCGCCGGTTTGTGCAAATTGTACAAAGAGATGTTATGAACGACAGTAACCACCTTTCTTTAACCGACCGCCACGCGATAACACCGCTGCCCGTACCGCAAAAACATTGCGCGCTTTGCGATGCGGTAATTCGGTCAAACGACACTGTGTGTCGAAAACATTATGGCGATATGCTGGCATATCGCGGGCAGTCGTGGTTCGAGGCGCTTGTACAAATTGAACGCGAGCAATACCGGAATGCGCAACGGTTGTTTCGCACGCAACGCAAACAAAAACATGCGTATGTGCTGACATTGCCCAAACCGGCGAAATTGCTTTTATGCAACTTTGCGTTGATCGGAGCAACGCGCAAACAGCAGGCAAAACTGCGATCATGGCTGCTCCGATTTTATAAATCGCTTGCGTGATTATCATGTAATTACTTCATAGTACAAATAGTTGCAACTGTGATACTTGTAGAATAATACAGTTACGTGTATGAAACAACGAGCATTTTTTGAAACAAACTATGCAATTGCGCAAGCGGATTTTTCAAATCCGTTTGTTTCCGTTATTTCGTTCATTTTAACTGACTTTTTGCCAAATAAAAACGGGCAGGCGGTCGCGATTGAAGAAAAAGACCGCATTATCGAGACGGCAAAAGGGATGCCGTTTAAGATGAACCCCGTAACCGGCGAGCACGAAGATGCTGAAACTATCGGCCCGATTGTCAAAACGTGGTTCGGAAATGACAATAACCGGCCCGTGGTGTACGCAGAAGCGATTATTTGGAAGTTAGAGTATCCTGAAATTGATCGATTTATTCAGGAAAAGTATCAAAATCAAGAACCATTGGCGGTTTCGTGGGAATTGCTGTATAGCGATAGCGAAACTGATCAAAATAATACGCAATGGTTGAAAAATGTTATTGTTACCGGCGTCGCATTAGTTTCACAACCCGCGTATGGCACCTATCGCACTCGCATTCTCGCCATCGCGGAAGACCAAACGACGGAGGCATCAATGATTGCGCCTAATGAGCAATTGACCACTACGAACATCGTTGCATCCGCAACCGAACACACACTTCCCTCGACCGAAGCGATTGAACGCGAATTGGAGCAGGCCCGCGCCGAAATTGCGCAGCTTCGCGAGCAGGTTGACGCGCTCAAACGCGAATTGACGTTTGCGCAACGCAAAGAAGAGCTGCGCGAGTTTTTTCGCGATGTGGAAAGCAAGCGCGATTTCGTGCTTTCGCTCTCTGAAGAAGCGTTTCGTTCGTATGTGAACGATTTGCGTGCGATGAAACAAAACGTTGTTGTGCAATCTGCACAAAACGAATTGCACACAGCGACGAGTTCGATGAAACCGGCTATTCCCGCCGGTCTCGCAAACGAACCGCTTTCGGTCGTCGATCTCTTTAAGCGTCTTGTGTAAAACCATTTCTTATCAATAATTGCGAGGTGTACCAATGGCTTATACGCAAACTCCGAATGGCACGCTGTTGCCCGCCGTCGCCGGTGCTGATGTCCTCGCTGGCAAATTGGTAACGTTGACAAACAATACCAACGGTATGTTGCCGAGAGCAGTTCCGGCGGCGAGCACGGCGACCGTCGTTTATGTCGCGTTGCCAGAAGATGACAGCTACAACCGCCCGACCGACGAGCGTTTCTACCTTGCCAGCGAGCACGGGATCGGTGATATGTTCGGCGCAACGGGTTGGACGTTCGAGACGGAACAAATTACATATCATAAAGTCGGACTGGCGTCGCAATACGAAGCGACGATCAAAGACGGCATGCGGATGATCGCGGCGAAGGGTGTGGTGGTTGCAGTGACGCCGAACTGCTACGTTGACAGCGCAGACATTAAGCAAGAAGGTGCGCTCGTCAAGGTCGCCAGCGGTTCTGGTAACGAGGGCAAGTTTGAGCTTGCCAGCGCTTTGGATAAGCCTGTTGGCGTCGTTGTCGGCGTGTTTAGCGACAACCGTTTGTCAATTCACGTATTTTAATGCAAATAGTTTCCTACGCAACAAATTGCATGAGGTGATACATGACTACTGAACTGTTGCACAAGCGACAATTGACGCCAGCGGAACGGAGCGCGGTTGCCGAAATCGCTCGCACCGCCGGTACCTTCGATCTCGGCGCACGGAGCACCTTCGCCGAGACGATCATACAAAGCATCGCACCGGGCGAGCTTTCGCTTGAATTGTTCAACCTGTTCTTGCCGGTCGAGCAGATCGGATTGAATGATGACATCGAGACCGTGTTGCAACGCGGGCGGTTTATTGCGCGCCCAATGGTTGAAGGCGCAAGCAATTTCGCGGATAACGTGTTCCAAGCATCGAAGCGGATTTTTGCAAATGAGAAATTGATTTGCGGTGCAAAAGTTTCGCTCGGCAAACTTCGCAGCGGCGACGTTCGTTCTATTGCCGATATTCGCCGCCAACTGATGACCGACCTTATGACTCAGATCGCGAGCAACGTTTTTAATAAGCTAACCACGATCTGGAACTCGACCGAGACGCCGAACAATTATTTGAGCGCCACGTCATTGACCAAGCCAAATCTCGACACGCTGATCACGGCGCTGTATGATCGCGGCGACGTGCGAGCGATCATCGGTACGCGCCGGGCGCTGCGCCCACTGTTCGAGTTTGCCGGTTATGTGACTGTCGGTTCGACGGCGCTTGCCATCCCGCGTCAATTGCAAGAGTACGGTGACACGGGCATGGTCAGCGCGTACAACGGCATCCCCGTGGTCGTGTTGCCGCAAGTTACAAATTATGTCTACCCGACCCAAAACAATAAGCTGGTGCGTGATGACGTTGTGGTCATCGTTGGCCAAGACGCTGGTATAATCGCGCTACGTGGCGAGATGGAAATGCAAGAGCACATCGAAACGCGAGTGCAACCGGCGGAATATTGGTTGCATGTCTGGCAACGCTACGGCATCGTGATCAACGCTCGCGAGCGCGTGGCGATCTACCATATTGTGTAACGGTATGAACGAAAAACATTGGTGGCAAAGCAAGACAATCTGGCTGAACGCGGTATTATTTGTAATCGCGGTAATCGGGGTGCTGATCGACAGTAGTTTGTTTGATCAGTATGATGAGGTGTTGTTATTGATCGCAGCAATTCTCAATTTAGTATTGCGATATTTCTATACGAATACGGCGCTAAAATAAAAATTTGAGAGGCAGCTTCGTTGCTGCCTCTCAAACGATAATCTATTGTGAAAACGGAGAATACTTCGACCACGAACGGGGCGAGTTGTCAAGAGGGAAGATCGACCGGAATGATTATCCGTTCCCATACATTCAATCGTCGCCGCTTCTCGTCGATTTGTGCGATCTGCACAAACCCGCGTTTTGCATAAAAAGCATTGGCGGGTTCATCAACAGGGCATTTGGCAATGATACGAAACGGGCTGGGGAAATAGGAACGGAGCGTTTGAATAAGACCGTTCAGCAATTTTGTGCCAACGCCACACTGCGGCTGCTCCACGCACACCAACGAAATCGTTGCGTGCTGTGCTAAAACGCCGAACCGCAACCACCCAACCACGCGCTGATCCGTCGTGTCAAACGCAACCAGCAACCGCTTGCGCGCATGCGCATCTTCCACCATCGCCCGTGAGACAAACCCAAACACGTTCCGGTATCGCTGCACAATTGCAACGCATTGCGAAATAAGTTCCTCGTTCATTCCTGCTCCTTGTTGTTGGTGGGTTCAACCGCGCACATTGTCGCCCCCTTTCATCGCTTCAGAAATAACATCAGCAACCGGCAGAAAGAAATCCCGCGCCTCTTGAATAAGTTGCACAAATGATTTCTGTTCACCAGTCTGTCGGTCGTAAAACATCACCACGCCCGGCGCGTATCCTTCCACATCATACGTGTCAAATACGTACTGCACGAAACGGTTCCACACATCACGTAATTGCACGGGAACATCCGGCGAAATAGCGTCTTCCTGATCCGGATATTCACACCCAAATTGCACGCTATACACGACATCGGTTTCATCGAGCGTCCCAAGATACACCGGTTCGCCGTTCGCCGGATGCGTGTCGTATATGTCAATCACGTTATCAACACAGATGAGCGTAAACATTTAACCTCCGCTTGTACATCCGCAACTGCAATCACGCGCTGGTGTAATACTTGTGCAAATCGTACAAATCGTAGACAACAAAGCGAGGAGGAGTATCGCCGGTTGAACGAAACGCGGGGATGATCGGGAAAACGGTAAAACGCTTGGCGACATGTAAGACGGCGAGCAACGTGCCTTCGGTTAACGAAGGCGGGCGAACAATTACCAATTCGCCGCGCTTCGTTGCCAGACGAGGGATCAGCAAATCACCCTCCGCAAAATAGTCAATTTCGCAGTCATCGAATGCAGATTTTAACACGTTTTCAGTCTGCTCGAATACCGAACCTTCAAAGTTTACGTGGTACGGAATACGATTTTCGATAACTTTCGCTGGATTTTGAAACTTTTGTTCCAGCAAATGGGTAATTTGCGCCAATTGCTCGTCGGTCAAGGGGTGCGAAAAGTTCTTGACGACCGCCTGTAAGAAGCTCATGGTAACCTCCCGTCACACTGTCTGTTGCATATCGAACGATTTGCGTGAACGTCACACCGGTTCACCGCCAAACCCCGGTGCGTGTCGCTCGACATGAAGTATAGCACATGTTGCATATATGCCAAGAGAAGCAGTTTACCGCATCAGAACGCGGTAATCACGATTGTATGCGAACAAATGTGCGGGATTACCGCGTAACTCGTTCGGCGATCAACGAGTTGCATGAAGAAAAATCAGACAACGAACCCTAGATTGCCTCTGTAGCTTTACAGGAAGGCCGTAGAGCGACGAAAACCCTCGACCCTATATGATCCCTTATTTCGACTGCAAAACGCTTATAAGCCTTCCTGTGACGTTATAGAGGATTTTCCACATCGTGGAAAAATATACCGTATCGTGGAAACACTCGGTAAACGAAACGGGCAAGTGCAAGTTCGAGAACAGCCTCGCCGTCACTTCGTGCGATTGCGCGTCATACGCAACGGTTGCAAGTCGAACGAATTGCGTATACGCACCTTCGTGATTTATCGTGAAATATTTCACAAAGGGGGGTAGGGGGGGGTTTCATCGACGCACAGTTTCTAACACCAGCGTAATAGAGCATTATCGAAAATACGCAAGGAGGGGTAATACATGATTTTATAACCACGTTATAGAAAATCTTTTTAGAAACACTTCGTAATACGTTTCTATACACGTTAAAGAGAATAATTTTAGTAAGATCGCGTAAAGAGATCGTATAATACTATTACGTAATAAGATTATTTAGTAAGATTATGTAATAAGATTACGTAATAAAATAACATAATAAGATAATTCATAGTATTGTATAATAGTATTATGTAATAATACGTGTTAATAAGTATCGTAATAATCAGAGAGAATAACTTGTAAGAATAATTAGTAAGAATAATTAGTAAGAATAATTAGTAAGAATAATTAGTAAGAATAATTAGTAAGAATAATTAGAGAGAATAACTAGATAGAATAATAAGAGGGAAATATTATAAATATATATTATATTAATAAGCGCGTGCGTTCCATTTAATACGCGAAGGTAAACCTTCGTTTACCGCGTTCTAATCGCGTAAACCTTCGATTTTTCGTCATTCGTCGCGTTTTTCGCGTTGGTTTCACCGTGAGAATATGTCGTGATCGTGCAGGTTTGTGTTTTATTCACACGGTGTCCACACCATACTCACACGTTATCCACAGGTTATCCACAATCCGATGTTTCGTTTATGTCATCCGGCGATAGCCAAACTGTTTCGAGTTGAACCATTCTCGCGTCTATGAGAAATCTTGATGTACCGCGTCAATACGCGACATATCGCTATTCTTGACAGGGAGAAAACTTGTGCTATACTACGCTCAACCGCCAACCAAGTGTCGCTCATTTGTCCGTCCGCTCATTTGACCGCTGGCGTTGCATATATGTCATTTCGTCGCGTTGTTACCGGTTTGCGTATATGCAACGCCCACCGTCGTCGTGGAGGAATTATGAACATACCGGCGCAATTGGTCACGTATTGCGCATCTGCATTTGGCATGACCGTCACCGAGACGTGGCGTGCGTTGCAGGAGATGCGAGAGGGGGAACAGTTCGTTGTCGCCCACGCTGAACGAAAAGGCGCAAAATCTGAATTGAAAGTTACCAAAACTGGTATTGGATTTCAGTATAGTTTCAATTTTCATCAAACAAAGTTTACTATTTTTACAAACGAAATTGGAGGAATATACAATCATGATTATTTTGATAATGCGCTAGATAGCTACTACGAACTTGTTCAGAAGCACAACCTTACTCCGTTGCCAGTCATCGTTCCGTCGTTTTTTCGGCTGTGACTTTGGTGACGTGACGGGTTTTTGTTGTTCGGCGCATTTGTACTTTCTGTACAAATCGCGCAACTGTGATAGCTATGAGGAGGTGACATGGTACACGTAACCTATCCTGAGTTTGCTGATCGCGTGGTCGAGCGATGGCGCAAGGCGTCGATCTCGATGGTCGGTGTGTCGCGACTTGACCCGTACAACCTTGACGCTCCCGCTCAAGCGATTACGTTGACGGAAGAAACACCGATTATCGAACTTTATTCGGAACGTGAAGTATTTGCATTTGCGCAATTGAACCGTAAGATCATCGAATTGGGGCTGATCGTGAAGGAAGGCACGCAAGCAGCGCCTGATGTGAACTTGACGAACGCGGTCTCCGATGATGATCTCCGTGCGTTGCTTTTGTTGAAGCCTCAAGCATTTGCGCGAAAGATCGAAGCGTTTACGTCGCCGATCCCGCTGCGTCGTCTGCGCGAACTGGCAGACGACACGACGCCGATCTGGATCGTTAAGGCAATTGAAAAGCGGTTACATAGTTTGACCGAAAACAATTTGACTGGCGGTCAAACCTCGTCTGATAGTCATCAAGCGTCGTCTGAAACATGAACGAGACGTAAAAACGAGACATAAACATGCCACCGACATCTTTGCCGCTGAACGTGCAACAACAAGTTGAGCAATTTTTCACAACTCCGGTTGCGGTACGTACCAAAACGCGCACTGTTGCGCCGGATGGGACAATTGTCGAAACGTATCAAACGCGCACAATACATTGTTTGATCGCTCCGCGAAGCCGGGGAACGTTGCGCGGGGAGCGAGATTATCGGGCGATTGACGATAATTCGGTTGTTGTTTATACGCACAAAGGTGTAACGATAACTGTTGATGACGAAATCGACATTGATGGTAAATGGTTGCGAGTGTCGTATGTGTACCCGAATGTCGGCGTGTATCGGGCGTTTTTGGCGATAGGTGATAAGGAATGACAAGTACGAAATGGACATCGCGCTTTCCGAAGTTAGCCGCGTCGTTGCGATACGCGACGGAGCAGGGCGCGCAACAAGCTGGCGTCGCAATTGTTGCGAAGGCGAAACAATTAGTTCCAGTTGAGACTTCTTCTCTCCAACGCACAATTCGATTGGAAGGGCCGGCGCAACAATTTGACATTAAGTATCAAGTGTTGGCGGGCGACACGTCGGCTGTTCGGGTCGGATATGGGTATCCGGTGTTTTACGCTGCGTATGTTGAATATCTCAACAGACCGTATCTGACGCCAGCGGCGAATGATGTTGATCTTGCCGCCTATGTCAAATCGGCGCTGCTCGAACAATGGACATGACAACCATTTGCTTTGTGATTTGGTATGATCCGCTACCGCACTGACTTGTGGACTGCGACTAATCAGCACCGCAGTCAAACTAATTACATCGTTATTCATCACGCCGCCGCTCGGTATCGTCCGGGGCAGGCGGTTTCAGCGATCTACAATTTTCATAAAAGCAAATGGCCAGCATATAACGCCGCCGGATACCATATCATTCTGCAAGAAGAACCTGACGCGACGATCAGTATTAATCTCGTCAACTGCCCGTTCATTGTCGGCGCTGGCGTTGCGCAACGCAATCACGAAACGTTTCACATCTGCCTGGCCAGCGATTTCACGAACGCTATCCCTGAACCGCAGTGGATTGACGCAACCCGCGAAGCAATTCGTTTCGCGCGCAACTTGTTTCCCGATGCGCAATTAGTTGGCCATCGTGACATCGCGGTGCGCGGCTATGAAACGGCGTGCCCCGGCAATCGCTGGCGTGAATGGAAGCTGTTACTCGAACAGCCGCCGCAATCGCCGGAGTTGCCGACAGAGCCGACGTTGCCAGCAATTACGGTTGACACGCCGCTTGTTGGCGATGTTGTCGCGCTAACAACGCAGCGCATTGTTGATATTGCGCTACGAATTGCATCGAAAACAAGATCATATTCTCTCGCCGATATTGTATTAATTGTACAAGCGTATCATTCAATAAGCGTTGCTGCAAAAATGAATGTATTCATCCCGTTAGCACAAATGATCCACGAAACGGGATGGTTGACGAGTTTTTGGTCTCAGCGTCCGCAGCGCAACCCCGCTGGCATTGGCGTCACCGGCGAGTGGCAGCGCGAAAAGCCGGTAAATCCGAACGGATGGGCGTATAACACGCAGCGCAATCGGTGGGAGCGTGGAATTAGTTTTCCGTCATGGATTTCGGCGAGCGTTCCGGCGCATGTCGGTCGATTGCTTGCGTATGCGTTGACGGATGACGAGGCCGATCAGCAGCAGAAATATTTGATAACGACCGCGCTTTCGTACCGGCCATTACCAGATCGATTGCGTGGAAAGTGTAAAACATTACGCGATCTCGAAGGGACGTGGGCAGTGCCGGGCAACGGATATGCGCAACGAATTGTTGATATTGCGCAATCGCTAATGGGTGCGATGCGTTAGAAAGTGGCGCGGTGCTACGCACATTGTTGCAATCGAAACTGTTGCAGTCAGTGGCGCTGTTGCGTGTTGTTGATCTGAGCGACGCAGCACTCGAACAAGCTGCGCAGGTTCGCGGTTATGTCACTATTCCGTTGGTGACAGACCACCGGCAGATCGCGTTGCGCGTTTGGCTGGCGCGGGAAGATGGATCAATTTGACATCAACACGTGGCGAACTGCTTTTTGTCGCAACTCGACCGGATGGAGAAGAGGACTCATTCGCGTTTCCGTTTTATGATCAGGTGCGCGCCGAAAAGATCGCGCAATCATTTGACAAACTTCTTTGGTTTTTCAATGGGTTGCCACACGATATTCGCTGTTACGCATACTATCGATTTCTTGATCCACATCAGATTGATACCGAATTAACACAAATTGAGTTTTACGAGATTGCGCGATTGAGGGCTACGAGCGAATACGCGCAAAAACTTCACGTTTACGTAATTGTTGAGCCGGAACGTCGGCGCGTAATTGACTTTGTTGTTGGCGATCCGTTACTTTCGACCGAAAAAAGCGATGCAAAAGTTTCTTAGTTGTGTATTTGTGTAATCAGCATGACACATATTCCGCCGATTGATGCACAATTTCATCTTTTTTCCGCAGTTCGGCGGGCAATCATGCCGGTTGTGTCGGTGCCGGTGTTTGCGTTGCAAGCGCCACCCGCACAATCGCCGCCGTTTATCGTGTTGCGGCTGCAAGACGACGTGCGGAAATTACTCTATGTCGATCATTTCTGCGGAAAAACGCTTCTTTCGGTGGTCGCGGTTGCAGAAACGTCGGCTTCTGCGTGGCAATTTCAGCACCTTATTCAGCCGGTGTTGCACCAACAAACGCTTTCCGAAGGCGAAAGATCGTTCTTTTTTGCATGGGATCGCTCGTTACCGCTCGAATACTACAACTATTACTCAGCAATTACGCTCTATAGTGTCACGATCTTGTAGCATCTGTGATAGAAATAGAGCAGCCAATAGCTGATCGTTGTAGTTTCGGAGGTAGCATCCTATGTCGTATTTGACTTTTTACGGCGGGCAAGCGTGGGTTTGTGCCGTGCCGCCCGCGGTTAACCCTGGCCCAGAAGATCTGATCCCGAACATTAGCGAAATGACGATTTCGATTTCGCCGGAAACGAGCAAAAAAGGGCCGTATCTCAGCAATGGTGATAATTCACAATATGAGCAAGTAACCAGCGTTTCGCGGGAAGCATCGTTTACACTTGATCTTCCGCAAGCGGCATCGGCGACGGTTGATTTGCTCCGTTCGCGGGCGAATAGCGGTGAACAGGTGTGGTTCCGGTATCGGGAAGGTCTCGCTGCGGATGGCGGTTCGACTACCTACACCTTCTCGAACGCGATCATCACATCGTTCGAGAGTGCTGGCGGTGCGGATGGGATCACGGTGTCAGTTACGCTGTCAGGTACGTTGACGATTGGGGCGTAGTGATTTGCCTGACAGTGGTTTTGGTGTGATCGCGTTTTACTGCATTCTGATGCTTAGTGTCATTATGCGACAAATTACCGGCGGTTGGGAGTGTAAAGCGTTTTTGGCTGGTTTTGTCGATTTCGCACGGATGTGCGTTGAAATATCGCATCAGAATGCGGTAAAATCGCGACGTTACAGGAAGCCTTCTAAACGCTTTACACTCGATCCGTGAGATTGGTTGGCTCAGATCACAGCGTCCATTGTAGCGCGTCATCGATTTACCGCATCAGAAAGCCTAGTGTATGTTTGACACAATTACGAGAAGTGAAGCGGCTGTGTTAGACGGGTGCGCCGTGTGGCCATACGAGGTTGCGCAATGGCGAACGGCGGATGGGAAACGGAAGGGCGTCAAGCTAAAAGCGTTGACACTCAAACAACGCCATGAAGCGCGACTGGCAGCAACGCAATCAGATGGGAAAGTCGATCAGCATAAGCAAATGATCGAGGAGTTACGGCGCGGCATTGTTGATCCGCCCAATTTACCAGCAGAAATTATTGAACAATGGAATGCTGATGTGGTGCTCGATATGTATCGCATGCTGCAAGAAATCGCGAAATGGAACCCGGCGTTAGTCGAAGCGGAGTTGGAACGATTGTTGAGAGAAGCAACGAACAATGAATGAACCATGAACGATTTTGATCGTGAACTAGCTATTTTGACGAGTTACGCATCCGGCGCGGTGGATTGGGCATATCTCTTATGTCAACAAACCGATCTGTCGCCGGGTGTTGTTTTCTCATGGTCTGACGATGACCTAATGCGTGCTATCGTTTCGTTGCGTTGGAAACGAATTGTTGACCAAGCCCATTCCATCGCGTCGGCAGAACCCATCGAGCGCGGCAAGTTGCGAGTGCGGGCGATGAAGCGTGGCATTGATGGCCGCCGCGCTGCCAAACTATCGAGAACGTTGCAATGAGCACTATTCAAGCCGCAACCTTATCCGTTGACATCACCGTCGATGTCGCCGAAGCGGTCAAACGCCTGCGTGAAATGGAGCAGATCGGCAAACAGTCGGCGCAGGCGTTGCAATCGTCGCTGTCCTCCTCATTTCAGAATGTTGCATCGTCAACTAACCAAGCGTCATCGCAAGTGGCGCAATCGTTGCGTCGGCAACAAGATGAGATGATCAAGACGGCGCAAGCGGAGGCGCGGCTTGCGGCGGCGTCGCGGGATTATGCTGGCGCAGCTCGGATTTTGCAGCAAGCACTGTCCGGCGTGACCGAACGAACGCGGCAAGTGATTTCGGCTGATGCGCAACTTGTGCGCATGCAACAGTATGCGGCGAAAGAGACCGAGAGCTTGTCGCGTGGCATGCGGTTGCTTACGTCAACTGCCAGCGTGCTGCAAAATACCCTCGGCGCGTTAGGGATCGGGCTAGGATTACAAGCAGCGGCGCAAGGCGCGCAACAAATGATGTCGCTCGCGAACAGCGTCGAGCAGGCGGAAGCGTCATTACGCGCCGTGTCAAAAACTACGCAAATTGCTGATCAGGCGCTGGCGTTAGCGACGCGCAATCAAGCAATGTTTGGCGGCACGTTGGCAGAAAATATCAACGTGATGCAAAACTTTGTCATGCTGTCGCAACGCACCGGCGCGTCATTGCAAGATTTGCTGAAAACGGCGCAATTATTATCGGTCGTCAATCCCGCCGAAGGTCTCGCTGGCGCGTCATTCTCGCTCTCCGAATTGCTCGCTGGCGATATTACATCAATTGTTGAGCGATTTAATCTGCCGCGTCAAGCTATCCGTCAATTGTTACAAGAAGCACAAAACGGCGGTGATATTTTGGCCGGTGTGCAACGATTGCTTGCCGAACAAGGCGTGACGGCGGAGACGTTGAGCGAGCGACTTAACACGACTGCGCAGACGTATGTCGCATACGGCGCTGCGGTCGAGCAAGCGCAACTCAAAATTGGATCGTTTCTGTCGGAAGCCTTAGCCCCTGCAACCGTCGCGTTGACTGAATTGCTTAATCGTTTCAGCGGCGCGCCGACGATGATCGATCAAGTCGCGCAACAAATCGCGACATCTGCGACAACGTATCAGGAATATGTCGCGGCGATGCAGCAAGCGAATGCGGCGATCACGCAATATAATTCGAGCGGATTTGTCCTCGCTGCTCAGTTGCTTCCACAACTAACCGAAGCGCAATACACGTATCTGCAAGCGTTGTTGGCGCAAGGAACCGCGTTTGATGAAGCTATTGCGAAAGCGCAACAATTCGGCGTGCAACTACAGATCGACGAGAATGGAATTGTCACGTATACCGAAAGCGCCAATGCGCTGACGGATGCAAAACAATATTTAGCTGAAGTCACCTCGCACCTTGCGATTGCGGAAGACGCACAAACGTTCGCGCAAGCGGAAGCGGAACGGACGGCGCGGTTGCAGGCAGAAACCATGTCTGATCTTGCGGCGGAAAAGATCAAAGCAAAGGTGGAAAGTGAAAGATTGAAATATGCACAAGAGCAGCTTGAACAAGCGATCAAAAGTGCCGCAGCCGCAAGCGGCGATGTGTCCGCAGTGGTGCAAACAATTGTCGCGCAGTATGGGTTAGAAGAAAAAACGGTCTACAGTCTTATCGATGCGTACCGGCAGTTGGAAGCAGCGCGGGCACGAGCGGAACGGCAGCAAACTATCAATTCGGCCCGTACCGCAATGATCGACGAACGCAAAGCAGAACGCGAACGGTTGTACGCCCAACGGGAATTAGAGCGGCAAAAAGAGGAGGAGGCGCAACGTGCAGCAAAGCGACGCGGCGGCGGGGGCGGTGGTCGAGCGTCACGATCACCAAACGTTGAGCAAGTCAGGCAAGAACAGAAAGAATTAGAGCGCGTCCAGCAGCGAATTATCCAACAGACCGAACGGTACGAAGCGCGACTATTGCAAATTCAACAAGATTACGCGCAACGAGCGCAAACTGCGTTGCTTTCATTTGCGGATGCGCAGGTGGAAGGACGGGCGCAGTTCTATGATCGATTAGGTCAAATTCAAGATCAAAATCTCCGGCAGCAATTAAGCGTGCAATACGAAGCTGCAATGCAAGAAGCCGCAAGTATTGCCGCATCGCTTGGCGGTGATGTTGCTGAAAAATATTTACAAGAACAAACGCGGATCATTTTGGCGCAGGCGGAACGGCAGAAAAAGATAGCGGAAGCGGAGGCGGAAGGAAAAACGGATGAAGCGGCATATTTACGTGGTGTTGATGAGTTATATCGTCAAGCAGAACAACGTAAATTAGAACAAATTAAAAGCGGGCAAGGATCGATCACCGAACAACAACGAATTGCGCTGCAAGAACTAGAGCAGCAATATCAAGAGAACACAACATCTATTCTGTCAAAAGAAGATCAGAAACGACAAGCGATTTTACAAACCAATGAAGCGTTACGTGAACAAGCGCGATTGGTGGGTGCGACGGGTGCGGGAATTGGCGCGATGATTTCGGTGTTGCCTTCTGTAAATACGACACCATCCGTGCTGGCGCAACCATCGTCATCACAATTATTTGACATGTCAGTCTCTGTCGCGGTCACAAAACTCGAACAAGCGTTACGCGATGTGCAAGCAGCGGTTGAGCGTCTGCGATTGACATCGCCGGTGACTGTATAATTATGTCGAGTACGTGTAAAGTTTTTTTCGAACGTTCAGATTATGTTACACTCGGTTTATCTCATTCTGATGCGGAAAAATGACGACGTTGCACAAGCGGCTATGAGCGGTTGCAGATGCGCGGTCTGATGATACGTTGCGCAAAATGGTGTAAAGCATTTCTGAGCCGTTCTGTGAAGTCGTTATTTTATCGCATCAGGATGCGCTTTATCGGTATCGGTTTACACGAGATCGCGCAAGATCAGCCAAAACGCTTGACAAACGTTTGTTCAAGATCGCAAAAAATCGCGTAATTTGACATAAAAACGCTGTTTTTCGGGGGTGTTTGCGATGGGTCGAGCGAATATTGTCAGTAATGGTTTTACACTATATCCAGTGACAACCTCGATTCGCCATGATCGCGAACTCGTGGTCGAAGACGAACGGATGGCGTCGGGGATGTTGCGCCGTGTTTTTCGCGGCGTGAAAGAGATCATCTCGTATGAACACGATGATCTTTCCGAAGCTGATCTGACAACGTGGCTGAATGCTCATCCGGCAAATACAAGTTACACACATACTGATGAACTGAATGTGACACGAACTGTCGTGACGGATCGGATCGAGTACGCAGTAGACCGAAGTGTGTCAACGACCGAACGAAGATACGTGATTTCTGTTACAGTCAAAGAGGTTTGATTTATGGCAGCGCCAACGCGAGCGCAATTAGAAGCGGATGTGCTACAACCGACCATCACAGTTGAATGGTGGAATGGTTCGGCGTGGGTTGACGTGTCGCAACATGTTGTCAGAACACGTGTTCAATCGCAACTGCCGAAAGCGCTCGATCTTGGCGCGGGGGCGATACCGACAGCGGCGATCACGTTATCTGGCGCAACATTGTCAACAATTCCCGCGTTCGCTCCGGTACGTATTTCGTATGGATTAGTTTCAACGACAACTATTCGGCGATTTGTCGGGTATGTGACATCGATTTCGCGAATTGCGCCGTCGCCGTCGGCGGTCGCGTGGAATTGTCAGGGCGTGGCGGCGGCAATCGCCGCGCAGACGATCCGCATTCCAGTGCGGCGCAACCGCCCGCCGCACACGCAAACGACAAGCACGAGTATCGAAGACCCGAACAACAGTTCGTATAGCGCGGGGATGATTAATGAAGTATTGTGGCGCGCTGGTGGAAGACCGCTACAACAACGAGCTGCCTACCCAACCGCGCCATGGTACTACGATTGCACATCTTCGTTATTGACGCCCGAATGGTCATGGCTCGACGGCGAAAATGCGTGGGATGACATCGCTCGTTTATGTCGAGCAGTTGGTTCGATCATCTATCAGGATGAAGGCGGCGTTGTTCGGGTGCGGTCGGTGGTGCATGCGACATCAGGATCAGCAGTCTATGGGTGGACGGATCAGGCGTTGACGGCGGCGCAGCGGATTGCGCAAAATCGCGGGTTGTATCAAACGATTGAAGAACGGCGTTCGTGGGAAGATGTACCGTCGGTAATCACGGTGCGATACGTTCGGCGCGGGGTATCAGGCGTAGTTGAGTGTTACAACGACACCACGGCGCGGTATCTTTTACCTAATCAATCTTTGCAATTGCAATTAGACTCGACCGAGCCGATCTTAAACCTAAAGCGCATCGAAATTGACGCGGCGTCAACAGTATCGGGCACGGCGGTTTCGATCCAGCAGTCGGGGGTACAGGCGGTTGCGCATACTATTACGTTAACTGCGACTAATCCAAGCAACGAGCCTGCGATCATTACCGCGATCCGAGCGTATGGAACAGTTGTTCTAGCGATTGAGGAGGGAACCGTGAGCGCGGCGCGAACGCCGACGACGATCACCAGTCGCGAACTGCGAACGGAAGATAACCCGTATGTACAAAATGAGTTGCATGCACGTGGACTAGCTCGACTGTTGAACGATCTCTACGGCGTTGCTCGGCCATCGGTTACGTTGCGGCGATGCGCGTCCGATGTGGATCGCACGGTTGGGCAAATTGTTAGTGTTACGTCAAGCGCACTGGGATACACTGATGAACGGTGCGTGATCGAGTATATCGCAAACGATGCCAATTCGTGGATGGATGTTTCAGTAACGCCGCTGTCGGGTCTGCCGCAGATTTCTGATCTTTTTGTTGTTGGCCAGATTGTTTCAAACACAACTACTCGCACATTGGGGTATTGATATGGCAGGTATTCTTGGCGGATTGTCGTTTCCATCGTGGCGCACCGGCGAGCCAGTGAGCGCGCATAAAGCCGAGTTGTTGCGTCAAGCTGTTTTGCGGCTTGACGCGGTGCAACGCATGCCGCTTTCGGTGTTTTGCTCGCATGTCTCGTTTTGGCCGTGGTCATTCCAACGCAATCCGGTGCTGATTTGGCGCGGGGCGGTCACATGGCGATCATCGGCGACAACAATCACTATTGCGGTCGTTTGGACAGGTTCGGTGCTGTCGGGTGATCGGGTGCGCGTGCGGGTTGACAATACTACGACCGATTTTACACCGGTTGAGGGGCTTAACACGTTTACAATTTCCGGCAACTATCCCGATCTTACCGTTGTACCGATTGACATAACGCTGACAAGCACATCACGCGGGCCGGGCGGGTATCCGAACCCGTCGCCAAATTGGCCCGATGTGTTTGTGCAAGAGGTATCGATCTCGCCGATTGCTCCGCAATGGTCGTACCCGTCCGTGAACACGTTTGGCGATGTAACGGAGACGCGGTTAAACAATTTGACTAATCAACTACTTTGGCTCACGCAGGCTTACGGGATGCACATTCGACCAGTCAACCCGTACCTGCACCGTGAGCAAGGCAATTTAACAAACAGAATTGACCGTATTCGCTGGATTGGATCATTTGTTCGCCCATCGACGCATACGCAATTGCGCGTGCGCGGGCATGTGGTCGTGACGCAAGGAGGACAGACTGAAAGTATTGATGTGTTGGTTAACAATAACCAGATCGCAACATGGCCAATCCCGACAACCATAGGCGTACATTCGTTTGAGATCGTCGGATCGATTACGGCGGTGGCGGCGAATAATCGCGGCATTGTTGACATTCGTCAAACCAAAACTGCACCGGCAAATACGGTCAGCCCTAATTTTGTCACGATTACGGATGTATCCATGATCGCGCCGGTTATCCCGCCGCCGTCGTTGCCGGTATGGTTGCCACGACAATCAATGACATACGCGACGCTAAAATCACAGTTTGAAGCGTTGCGCACAGCAACTGCAAACATTCGTTTGGCTTATACGAACACAACGTCCTATTGGCGACGACAGTACGCCAGCCCAGCGCGGACGGCAAAAGATGAGTTTATTTTTGATTATGTTGAGCCGGTACAGCCGCATTCGGCGTTTCGCGTTGGAGAAGCGATCATTGTGTATGGCGAGCAAGCGCAGTTGGTGCGCGGGGCGTTGGAGTACGAGCCGAAAGACGGAAATAATCCGATCCAATGGCGCGGTTCGGTCGAAACATCGTTGCTTTCCGGCAGTTCCGCGCAAAGCGCAATTTTATATTTTGACACTTTGAAGGCGACGCCGATCGGATCGCTCTATTTTGTGCGCGGAAAACGATTATATTATGTCGCTGAATGGCTAGGAGCATTATAATATGCCAGCGAAAAATACGCCAATTCGCAGAATTGATCGGCAAAACCAACAAGAAGACCCGCGTCAAGCGTCACTATTAGGCGCGGGAAATCAACTTTTTTCAACCCAACTAACATCGGTAGTTGAGGTTCCGATTAATTTGACCGCTGGCGCTACGTATATTGTTTATTCGCATTTGACGCCAACGGCGGCGCAAGAACTGAGTTGGCGAAATGCAGATAGTCGCACGCCCGAAACATATCTCGTGCAATGGTCAACGCAAAGCAATTTTGCTAACGCGGTCACCGTTGCCACTCCAACACCATCGATAACGATTGACGGGCTGCCGACTGGAACGACGATCTATTATCGCGTTGCAGCGCGGATCGCTGGGCAACAGTCTGAGTGGTCGGCGTCGATCTCTGCGATCACGGCGACGGATACTACACCGCCTGCTGCTGTCTCAAATGCGCAAGGGCAATGGTCGGGTAAAACCGGCGACTTGACGATAACATGGACGCCACCGGCATCACCAAACTACAAAGATACACGAATTATTATTCGCGCTTCGCCGAGCGGGCCGGTGTTGCGCGAAGCCTACGCCGTTGCGGGGCGGTATGTGTGGACGCGAGCGCAACAGGCGGCGGATACCGGCGGATCGTATGACAGCAATGTCATAGTTGAGCTGACAACAAAAAATACGTCAAATATTTTCGGATCAACAGTTTCGATCAACCCCGTTCTTTCCGCGCCTTCAACGCCTACTGGTCTTTCCGTATCGTGGAATGGCGGGGTTTGCACGATCACGTGGAATACCGCGGATGTCGATTACTATCGTCTCACGGTAGATAGTGTCACGCGCAACATTGGATATACCAATAGTTACGTGTACACGTTAGAGCAGAACGCAATCGATCACGGCGGCACGCCGTCGCCGACGCTTTCGATCAGTCTGCTCGCGGTTGATGCTCTGAACCAACAATCCGGTGCAGCGACGATCAACACCACTGCACCGTTGCCAGCGCAACCATCTGGGTTGACAACAAGTTGGGCGTCGGACAACGGAACGGCAGAGGCTGATTGCGTGATCTCGTGGACGCGGGTTTCTGGCGTTACATATCGATTGACGGTTGATAGTGTTGCGCGTAACGTTGGGCAAGTTGATCGATTTGTCTATAGTTTCGCACAGAACCAACAGGAGCATGGCGGGAATGCGGCAGCGTCGTTAGCGATTTCGTTGGTTGCGGTTGATCCGTTTAATCGTTTAAGCACGGCGGCGGCGACGACTGCAACCAACACTGCGCCGCCAGCGTTGACCGCGCCGAGCGTGCAAGGATTTTTTTCGTCATGCCGGTTCTCGTGGTCGCCAAGCACAGCGCGGGATTTGTTGTGCTACGAACTAGATGTTCGTGTCAACAGCGTCAGCGTTGGCGTGTTTTCGCTTGCTGATACGACGTATACATTCGAGACATCACAAAGCGGATCAATCGATGCGCGGGTGCGGGCGGTGGATCGGTTCGGACAAGCCGGCGCGTGGTCAAGTTATAGCATAAGTGTTTCACTCATCAACGCTTCGCAATTCGTGCAGGATTTGCGACAAGGTGTGACCTACCGTGATAGTGTCAACTCGTCGCAATCGGCGCTTGCGGCGTTGAAAGATAGCAATTTGACAAGCGGCGGAATTACGTATGCGTCATCGACCACGTGGCAATGGATCGAGGCGGATCATAATCGTGAAATTCGTCATCAAACCACAACGTTAGCAACAAGCGCATCTGTTTCAATCTATCTCGGCACGTCGCTCGACGGGTCAACGTGGACGTGGTATCACGGCGGATCGGTGAGCGCCGGGGTGTGGGTGCCAGCGTCGTCAACAACAAGCGAGACGATGGCGCAAAGTGGCGCAGTTTCGGTGAGTGGAATTGTAAAAATTAGACTTTCTGCGCCGGTACAATGTCGATTTGTGCGGTTAGGGATGCGTAATACATCCGCGAGTTACACCATTTGCGAGTTTTATCCGCGTTCGCTCGTGCAATCTGATGATATTGCCGGTGAAACGTTAAGCGCGATTTCGGCAAATTTAGGAACGATCACTGCAGGGTCAATTAGCAGCGTATCAATTGATGCAGCAACTATTACGGGGTCTCTAATTCAAACGAATACATCAAATCCGCGCATTGTTTTTGATAATACGTCATTTAGACTTATTAATAGTTCTAATGTGGATGTTGTTAATTTTTCGACGATAACACAATCAGTAGAGTTTAAAGGGAGCGATGTTAATCTAATTATTGGTGGGGACGGTGCATATTTTTATTTTCCTTCTGATTACACATGGCTGGATATTGATAGTTCTCAGGTAACAGCAGGAAAATCGACAATTCCAGCAGTTTCTATTTTAGCAAGAATGATGCCTCCTGACCCGGTGCGAGATTTTTTAATCGGAGCCTCTACGTTAACAATTGCAGGTCCCGGAGATTTTGGTCATATTTTGTTCAAAGTTGCGGATACAGCAGACCACTTAATCTATTTTTATGCAACAAAGTTCTTTTTTGGCCATCCAAAACTATCGAACAATATTACACTACCGCCACTAGCTACAGACACAGAAGTTTCGTTTTACGCGCAAGGCACTAAAACCGTTTCGTTCTCTTTCGGCCAATCAAATAATAACTATCTTTTAGGTACTATTTTTCGCAGGTTTGAGTTTTTTCTCGACGGAAATAGCAACGTAACTTTTCGCTCCTATGACAATACAAATAATGTTTTGCAAGACCTTCTTTCGTTTGAACGATTAGGAAGGGGAATTACTTTCGGCGGGCTGTCATCACGATTTCTTACCGTTTTTCCTCACGTTTCGATAATACAACTTCATGAAAATCCTGTTATTTCGTCATTTGACAACCGATATACTGCGCTTAATTTTGGCGGGCCGGCGGGTCAATATCGTGATTTCGCGTTCGGTACTACGAATACAAATGCTAATTCCCCAACATTCTCGCCTCGCTGGGTTATTCGATTGACGGCAGATGTAGAAACCGGAAATGCAGCGGGAAGTAATTTTGGTATCGAGTCTCGTAATGACGATGGTTCAGGTCGGCATACTATTTTTTACGCTACACGCTCATCCGGTCATGTCGGGTTCGGCAGTATTCCTAACGTACCCGGTGGCGCGGTGGGATCGATTGATGTCTGTGGCGATGTGCGCGTGCGTGGGGTCATCAGGCAAAAAGTTAACTGGACAACCTTTTCACTTGCAAGCAATTGGTTGGATATGCGTTCTACTACTGGCGACCCAGCAGTGGCGTATCGAATATACGCCGATAATACCGTTGAACTGCGCGGCATGGTGCGGATGGTTTCGGGGACAAGCTTGTTGATTGGAATATTGCCGACCGCTGCGCGTCCTACGTCAATGCGCCGCGTCGCAACTGCTGCGTGGATAACCGTTACACCGAGGCTGGTAATTTTTGGGGCGGCACTTTATATCTTGCCAAACGGAGAAGTGCATTATAACGGCCCGTCACTTACGCTTAACAACAATTATGTGCTGTTATATTGTCGCTATAGTCTCGACTAATTAGTAAAATGAGGGTCGTATGATCACGACACCGACAAACCTTGATTATCTCATTTCATTCGTTCGGGTTCGAATGGGTGATATTTCCTCGCCGCCGCAGTATTCCGAACCATTTATTCGCACGGCGTTAGTTAATGCAATTTTGTCACTATCGCAAAAATGGACGTGGAGATATTTTATCTATACGTCATCGCTTAATCGCGGCGGCAATTTGGTTGAGACACCAGCGGGAATTGTTGAACTAACACCGTTGCCGAATGAATACGACATTGTACGTAATCCTGCTGCAACGTTTACCATGTCTCCGCCGCCGGTTGTCGAGCAAAACGATGAAGCGATTATTGTTCTCGCCGCAACGATTTTACTGAGACGCGCACTTATTGCGTCATCAACCGCCGTTTTCTCGAATTGGTCAACGCCGGATTTTTCGTATAGCAACGTTGCATCAGCAAAAACGATGCTTGAAGCATTAGCATCAGAACAGCAAGAGTTAGACGACCGGTTGCGCGTCTATGCAACGCCGAAGAAACGAGCGATCTGACGCAATTGCTTCGAGAGAGCAACTACTGATGTGTGTATAGTTGCGCGCAAAACTTCTTTTGGTGGTTTTTCAAAACCGTGCTATACTTCGAGCGTGAAGGTTATGGTCTTGTTGCTTATATGTAACGGAGGCAAGCGATGATACGAGTGGAAGACGACGAGTTGATCGAGTACCGAGTGTCCGGTTGGAAGATGAAGCAGGATTTTGATTATATGTTAAAGGAACTGCTCACGACGTTGAGCGAGTACGCGCAAGAGAATAACGGCGTGATTACGTGGGAAGAAGCGCGGCAAATTGTGTTGGATTACGTGAACAAGCATCGTCGCGACATGTCAACTAAGTATTTGGTAAAGTTGCGCGACGAGCTGGAGCGTAAACTTGCAGTTCGTTCGTATTTGAAGGCGAAGCAATCGGCGGGATAGCATTGAAAGGAGTAGTCTCATGGACGTGTTTAGCATTGCAACCAGCGGACAGCCGAAGGAAACTAAGCAAAAGTTGCCATACCATTTAGTATTTTTGTCAATTCCGGTCGAGAGCCAATGCACGTTTCGCATCGTTGGCGACCCAATTGTTATGGTTCGTCGGTGGATCGCGCAAGACCCGGAAACAAAACAGTGGGTTCCGGTGTGGGGGTATAATCCGAACGACAAGCGGGTTCGTCGCCCGATCATTTTAGCAGTTAAGCGTGGCAACAAATGGATTGGCGAGCATCGCGACGATCCCATCAGTCGCGTAATTGCACAAATGCAATTGCCTGATGAGGTCAAAGAACAAGCGTTACGTCCCGATTTTCTAACGTTGTTCCCCGTGTTTGACGTATCGCGGGTAGTGCGTCAGGTTGCGGAGGATGGCTCGGTGACGCTTGTGTATCCAAATGTCAATGGTTCGTTCCCGCAAGCAATTGCGCGACATGCGGAGCTGCGTAATGAGCCGGCGATTTTGGAGTTTCGCGGAGTGCCGCGAATTCGCGATGGCGTTGCGATTGGAGAAGCCGCGATTGATAAATTGTATCAGTTGTTCTTGAGCCTCGTTGAAACCGATCCGCTGACCGGCAACGCGCAACAGCTTGACATCACGAACTATTTGTTTGTCATGAAACGAGTGCGCGGGGAGGGCGGCAAGCCGTTGACTCACTTCCTCGCGCAGCGTTCGCAATCGTTGCCAGAGATTACATCGTATTATGATCTGACAACGTGGCCGACACCGGTCAACCACGACGCATTGCAACAGTTGCTTGACGGAACATTGTCATATAGTGACATGTTGTCCGCGAGCAATATTGAGTTGTTGCCGCGTCTGGTGACGGTTGGGCAGAACGAGCAACACGAGCAGGCGGCGGAAGAAGATCTGTTTGACGATTAAGCAATTGGTTCCCGTAGCAAGCAATTGTTGCGGGAACCTTGTCATCTTATCAAAGGGCAAAGGGTGGCGTATGGCGAAGGGCTACAAAACAACGTGCCCGGAATGTAAGAAAGGTAACTTTTACGTAACGCCGCACAATGGTTTTGGATATTGTTTTAATTGCGGATTTCGCCAATCGAGCAGTTTTACTCATCAACCTATTGTTGTTTCGCACGAAGAAATTGCTGTTTTTCGTCAATTATACACCGAACTCGCTGCGTATTATCATAGTTGCCTTGACGAGCAGCATCGAGCGTGGTTGCATCGACGCGGTATTAGCGATGCGATGATCGAGCAGTTTCAGATCGGTTATGTTCCCGCGTCGTTTCACATTTTGTACAGCAGCGAGTTTGCAGAAAAAGCGGGTATTGCAGTCAATAAACAACCGTTTCTTGCCAATCGGATCGTATTCCCGTACTTGTTGAACGGAATAGTATACGATTTGCGAGGAAGAAGTATCGCAAATGAGGAACCAAAGTATCTTTCATTGCGCAATTCTGCAACTTTGCGCGGAGCAACAATTGTGTATAACGCGGATGTCTTAAGAGTAAAACCGAAAACGCTCGTGATTACCGAGGGAGAAATTAAAGCGATTGCGTCGCAACAAGCCGACATTGCAACCGTCGCGTTCCCCGGCGTTCGGTCACGCCGCGATCTTCAGGTTTTTTCATCACAGCGTGTTGTTATTTGCTTCGACAACCAACTGCGCCACTATTACGACGTATATCGCGCTATTGTTGACCTTGCTACTGATTTGTTGCCGTTTACGCAACGTATTTTTGTTGCGCTATTACCATTATGGGGCAATAACCGATGGTTTCAGCACGAAAAGATGGATATTGATACGTATATTTTACAATATGGTGAAGAAGCGTACCGAACGATCATCGAAACTGCTATTCCGTATTTGCGATTTCTGCAATTAGCGCGAGGGTTTTTATCATGATAACTATCGCTGACTATACCAACGCCGCGTTGGAGATGCGTTTGTTGCTCGCATTGCGCGATCACCAATATCATCACCTTATCCCTGCGCTCGATCCACGTTTGTTTGCAGACGAACGAACGCGGTTGCTGTTTGACGCGATGCGGCAAAGTTTTGTGTTGTACGGTGATGTGACGGAAGACGGCATTGCTCGGTTTTATCGCGAACCGTTGCCGCAAGAATTGTCGCTACCGGTACAAGTTGACCCGTTTCCAATCATTGACGAATTATCGCGATTGCAGAAAAAGCGCGCATTATACGAAGTTAGCCAGCATTTTCGTCAACTTTCGGCGGAAACCGACCCCGATATTACGCATCTATTTCACGTGATTGAGCGCGAATTACCGCGAAATGTGCGCTCAATGACGATCCAATCCGGCGTGGATGAGTTTTTGTCACTATTTGAAGCGCGGCGAACTGGCAATTATCGCTGGTTGCGTACCGGATTGGAGTGGCTCGATCAAATGATCGGCGGGGAATGGCCACGCGGCGAAATCTCGATTGTTTCAGCGCGATCTGGCGGCGGCAAAACCGCGTTGATTGGCGCTTCGGCGCTGAATATGGCGCGGAACTATCATTTAGATCAATCTGAAGGCGCGCCGGTTGCAATTTTCTCATTAGAAATGCCGCGTCCGCAGTTGGTTGCGCGGTTTGTTGCGAACTTGTTAGGAATTGATAGCAGGATCGTTCGAAATGGTATGAATATTGACGGATCACCGATTGCACCAGAATTGATTGATCTTATTAAGGCAACAACCGAAGAAATTGCTCAACTGCCGCTGTACATCATCGAGGCCGAAGGGTTTGGCGCGGATGACATTATCGCAACGGCGCGGGCATTGCATGTTGAGCACAATGTACAGGTGTTCTTCGTGGACTATCTGCAATTGTTAAAATACGAAGGCGATAATATGCATTATGGATTAAGTAGCGCGATTAAGCGCATTCGCGATTTTGCAAAACAATACAATGTTGCATTTGTGTTAACCGCGCAAGTTAATGAAACGAAGGGGACAATCCGCGACAGCACCGATCCCGAAAAAGATGCGGCGCTGTGGTTGCACATTGATATTGATTACGAAAGCCGCGATGAACAAGGCGTTGCGCGCACGCGGGTGTCGGTCAAGAAAAATCGCCATGGCCCGACTGGTTCGGCAAATGTGCTCTATCATTCGCGCAAACTTGCGTTTTTGGGGATGTCCGAGCAATATCACATGTAGTGATTATGACAATTATCACGATAAAACGGAGAAAATTAACAAAAAAGCAGAGTGCCACAAAAAAGGCAAACCGCGCAAAGAAGGTGCGCCGTGTCAATAAAGAAGTGTTGCGGCAGCGAAAACGCGAACAGCGCTTGTTGCAGCGCGAACGCGAAAAAGCGCGAAAAGCGGCGCAGCGGCAGAAGGAACGGTTGTGCAAGCAACAAGCAAAATTGCGCAAACAGGAACGAGAGCGACAATTAGCAGAGGCGCGAAAACAACAAACGGAAGTAGTTACGCCGGTTAAACTGCCAAGATCGTCGTATCTTGCAAAACGAACGATTACACAACTACACAAATTGTCGCAATTAACCGGGATACCGCCTGAAATTGCGCGATTTTTAGTATCTCGAACACGCATGGCGGTGAGGTATAAAATGAAAACTGACAGACAGCGGGTTAACCTCAATCAACGGCGCGGGAAACGAGCAGAATACAAAGCGGTTGCGAACATTCGTTCGTTCGGGTTTTATGCACAACGTGTTCCGCAATCCGGCGCGGGCGGAATGCGCGGAGATGTGTTAGTCACGTTACCGACCCGTGCGGTGTTGATGATCGAGGTTAAATTCTCCGCGCAATTTACCCAAGGTAACGAGAAATGTATCAGATTGCAGATGGATTGGTTTGAGACGCTCGATGAAAATTATCGCGCAATGCAGCAATATAACGTGATCGCTGCGTTGTTTTTGTTCAAATACGGGTTCTCGAACGTGTTTTTCGTCGCTATTCCAGCGGAATATTTGAAGAAACTCGAAGATCATCTTGGCGTTTCACTCAATGATTACCAGCGACCGGTTATGAACCAACCGTTTTTGGAGAGTTTAGAACCGGTTGATACGAAAGGGAAATCGTTAACCGTTCGTGCAACGCGGGCGTTACGCGGGTTGGCGTGTTTTCATACCGACACAAAATATCAAAAAGAACGCACAATCTATTGTTTTGCGGCGGAATACTTTTGGGATTGGCTCGAACAAACGCTTAAAACGCAAGATCGCTGGTACGACGGCTCTATTCCAGACCGCGGCCCGCGTGGAAGGCCGCGAAAGAGCGAGTTCCCACGAGTGTTTTTGCATAAGAAAGGAGTACCACATGAACCGAACGCTGAAACCGCACTCGATGATCTCGCAGACGATCAAGACGACGCCTGCGAAGAGGATTGGGCAGACGCTGATGGAGCAGATAAAGAATGCGAAGGTGACAGTTGTCAACGCAACGACTGATTTAGTAACCGTTTCGGTTGAAGGCGATATTGTGTCGGTTGACCTAGAGACATCAGGGTTAGACTGGCAGCGCAACGAAGTGTTGCTCATCTCGATTGCGGATAGCTCGCAAACATCAATCGTGCTTGATGTTTCGTCGGTCAATCCGCACGAATTGCGGGCGTGGTTACATCGAAACCTGTTTGGCCGATTGATTGTTGGTCATAATTTGAGTTTTGATCTTAAATTTTTGACGCGGGTGTATGATTTTGATCTTCGATCTTGCGCGTATTATGACACGATGCTCGCGGAAATTGTATTATTCGCCGGACTCGATTACGGCAATTCGTTGAAAGAAATCGTTGCGCGTCGTATCGGATTAGAACTTGACAAAACGATCCGCGCCGATTTTACCGCGTTCGGTCGAACCTTGACGATGACCGATACGCATTATCGTTATGCGTCACTCGATGCGCTAACGACGCTGGCGGTGCGAGAATTGCAGCTCGTTGATCTCAGAACAAATGAGCTAGAGCAGATCGCGGAATTAGAAATGCGCTTGTTGCCGGTCGTGGTTGAGATGGAACTCGGCGGCGTTCCGTTCGATTGGCAACGATTTGAAACATTTGTTTCAGTGTTACATGAAAAACGAACACTCGCTGAGCGGCTAATGCAAGAAGCGCTGCAACCGGCGGCGTTGAGGATCGCGGAGCACCAATCACGGCATACGCCGCAACTATTTGTTGTTCCGCAAACAATTAACATTAATAGCAAGCCGGTATGCAAAGATGGCGTCTGGAACTACAGGCAATTGTGGCCGGTGCTGCAACAGTACGGGATCGAAATTGTTGACAAAGACGGTAATCCGTCACTCTCGGCAAAAGATATGCAACGGTGGGACGCGGCGCATACGGTTGATGCCGCTATCCCGCCGGAAGCTGAAGCATTGTTGCAATCATATAGACAGTATCGTAACCCGTTGTTAAACCTCTATGCATATACAATTGCGATCCATAAACTCGATGATAGTTTTGGCAAGACGCTCAGGGAAATGTACCACAATGGCCGGTTGTACCCATGGTTTAAGCAGTTAGGCGCGAAAAGTACGGGGCGGTTTAGCAGCAATTTGCAACAGTTACCGAAAGACGAAAAAATCAAACCGCTTGGTCTTCCATCCTTGCGGCAATGTATCGCGGCGGAACCGGATCATTCGCTCGTAATCGCAGATTTCGCCGGTATCGAGTTAGTCATTCTGGCGGATATGTCGGGTGATGAAGTGCTTGGTGATCTCATTGTGCGTTCGGCGCGGGGGGAAGAAGACATTCACTTATACGTTGTTCGGCAGGCATTTGGCGATCTCCACCCCGAAGCAAAGAATGCAACATTGGACAAGAAGAAAGTTGCGCCGTATTCGTTGTTGCGAAATGCAGCGAAACCAACGAGCTACGGGATCGCATACGGCATCACAGGCATGGCGTTAAGCGAGACGATCTCTCAACAATTAGCGCCGCTTGGTGTTACATGCACGCCGGAGCAGGCGCAGCAAATTATCGACAACTGGAAGCAAAAGGCATTTAGGAAAGCTGGTGCGTGGCTCGATAAAACGGCGCAGCAGGGGCAACGGTTAGGTTATGTTCGCACAGCGTTAGGACGCAAACGCATGTTCGATCTGCGTAATGCGGATCGTAAAGCGTTGTCCGCGATTGGTCGCGAAGCAAGCAATGCGCCAATTCAAGGTACCTGCGCGGATATGTTGAAGTTGGCGATGGTGTACGTTGCGAAAGACCTCGATCCAGCGCGAGCGCGGCTGATCTTGACCGTACACGATGAATTGGTTTTGCACGCAACGAATGACTACGCGCAAGAAGCGTCAATGATTTTGAAGCAGAGTATGGAAAAAGCGGCGCGAAAATGCATGCCAAGGATGGGGCAGTACGTTGTGGTCGAGCCTGCGATCTCATCGTGTTATGACAAGTAAAGTCAGTACAATTGTTCGAGTTCCGCATCAGAATGCGCTAAAACGCGACCGCACAGGAAGCGTTCTAAGCAATATGACACTAAGCATCAGAAAGCGGAGAAACGAAATGACACACAAACCAAGCATTCCCATCGTCGCACCGTCTGATCTCGACTATCGCTCGCCGCGTGACGGTGATGCTGGTATTGATTTGATTGCGAGTGAAACTATCGAACTACCGGCATGGGAGTGGGTTGTTATCAATACTGGTCTAAAAATCGCTGTCCCCGAAGGATACGTCGGGCTTGTGCGTGGTCGAAGCGGAAAAGCATTCAAAGAACGACTATTTGTGTTTCACGGCACAATTGACTCATCGTATCGTGGAGAAATTAAAGTTTTGATCAGTTGGCAACCATCTCATTCTAGCCCGCTCCATAAAATGACGCGATTAATCCAGCGCGGGGATCGTATTGCACAACTAGTAATTGTTCCATTTCTTGCCGAGCAATTAGTTCGTGTTGAAACATTAGATAGCACCGAGCGCGGTGAGCAGGGATTTGGAAGTACCGGAGGGTAGTAATGCATAAAGTATTGTGTATGTCAGTTCATTATGAATGGTATACCCCGCCATGGATTGTTGCACGAGTGAAGCAATTGCTTGGAGTTATAGACTTAGACCCGGCAAGCAATACAGTCGCACAGCAAATTGTGCAAGCACACCACTGGTGCGGGTTTGATCATCCCGATCCAACGATGCGTGACGGGCTTCTTGTTGACTGGTCTCAATATCGTTCTGTTTTTCTCAATCCTCCGTATGGTAGATATATTGTACCTTTTGCACAAAAGGTTGCAAATTATGCAACAACGTTACCGATGGCGGTTCTTGTTCCGGCTCGGTTTAATACACGCTGGTGGTCGTTGTTAACTCGTGGTCGTTACAGCTTAGTTCTTTTTTCTCGACCTATTCGTTTTTTTACAACTGCAACAAAAGAGGCAAATACCAATGCACCGTTTCCTGTTGCTCTTCTTTGTTACAATTGTGCGATTGACCGTGTTGCAGAACTATTTCATGATCAACTTTTGTACCGGCCCGTGGTCTAGCTGTCTTGGAGGCTTGCATGCTTGATCTTTCTTTTGTTGAAAAGTACCGCACGCAACCAATTGCATGGGGATACGATGGTCTTGGCGAACTCGTGTTCTATCGCACCTACAGCCGCAAGCGCGACGATGGCATGGCGGAAACGTGGGTAGACACGCTCAAGCGGGTAATCGAGGGAGCGCAAGAGATCGGGGCCGGATACACGCAAGACGAAGCCGAACGTTTGTTCGACCACATGTTCAACTTTCGCGCACTGCCGGGCGGTCGCATGCTGTGGCAATTGGGGACGGATACGGTGCGACATCTCGGTGCTAATTCGTTGCTCAATTGTGCGTATGTTGACATTAAAAATATCGAAGATTTTTGCTTTTTGTTTGATAGTCTGATGCTAGGATGTGGGGTAGGATTTTCAACAACTCAGTATTATAAGTTTCCTCCGGTCAAGCCAAACGTGACTATCGATCATATTCCCTCTTCGGACGCGGATTTTATTGTGCCCGATAGTCGCGAAGGGTGGGTGAAACTGTTGCGTGAGGTACTAACTGCGTTTTTTGTAACTGGAAAATCATTTACATATTCAACTATTCTAGTCCGTCCAAAAGGAACGCCGATTAAGCGATTTGGCGGAGTAGCAAGCGGGCCGGAACCGTTGATCTACGGCGTGCAACAGATTGCGTCGCTTTTGCAGCGACGCGCTGGTCAACGCATTACGTCAATTGATATTTTGGACATCGCAAATATTATTGGTTCCATCGTTATTTCAGGCAACGTTCGTCGCTCGGCGGAGATTGCGCTTGGGTACGCCGACGATGCGGAATTTTTGAAGGCGAAACGGTGGGATTTAGGCAGCGTTCCGAATTGGCGTGCTTTCTCAAATAATACAGTTATTTGCACAGATATTAACGAATTACCTGATCTTTTTTGGGAAGGGTATAACGGAAATGGTGAGCCATACGGGTTGTACAATCCGTATGCAGTGCGGAAATATGGCCGTATCGGGGAAGAATTGTTTGATCCCGCAACCGGCGTCAATCCATGCGGTGAAATCCCGCTGGAAAGCTACGAGTTTTGCAATTTAAGCGAGTTATTTTTACCCAATTTCGATAATCGCAACCAATTTTTTGACGCTGTCTATCTCCTGTATAAGCTGCAAAAAGCGATTACGCAGATGCCGTATCAATGGGATCGGAGCCGCGAGGTTGTGCATCGCAACCAGCGCATCGGCATGAGTATCAGCGGATGGATGCAATGTTCGCAGGAACGGTTAGCGTGGATCGGTGCCGGATACGAGTATCTTCGTGAATTGAATAACAAGCAATCGACACCGTCGATCCGGTTGACGACGGTTAAGCCTTCGGGAACGTTATCGCTGCTGGCCGGTACAACGCCGGGCGTACACCCTGCGTATGCAACGTATTTCGTTCGCCGGATTGCGATGGAAGCGGCAAATCCGTTAGTGGATTATGCGAAATCACTGGGGTATTCGGTTGAATATCGTCGCAATTTTGATGGAAGTGAGGACACAACTACTGTTTTAGTCGCTATTCCGTGTCGCGCTCCCAAAAATGCAAAAGTTGCCCGTGATGTTTCGGCAATTGAGCAGTTGGAAATGGTGAAAATGGCGGCAACATTGTGGGCGGATAATGCGGTAAGCGTGACAGTTTATTATCGCGATGATGAGTTGCCGGTGATAAAGCAGTGGTTGCGCGATCATTATCAAGAGGCGATCAAATCGGTTTCATTCCTGAGACATTCGGATCATGGGTTCGATCAGGCTCCGTATGAAGAGATTGACGAAACGACATACAAGGCGATGTGGGAAGAGATTAAACAACGTCGTGCCGCAAACACTGATGCTGAGATTGCGTATCAAGATGCAACAGTGTTTGACAATGAGTGCGCCGGGGATGTCTGCCCAATTCGCTAAGATTTCTCAAAATCGAATTTTGCGCGAACACGGCTTTGACCGTCGGAGAAGAACGAAAATGTTCGGTGAAGCGACCGTTTTTCTCAACGAACCCACATACCCGTACTTCATGTCATTGTCAGTTTCCAACCTTCGCGATTTACGTCTGTTTGGCGTTCGCGTCGTCGAGATGAACCACGAGCGCGTTTCTTTCATTATCAACAAGAACAGTTTCGTTATGATCGACTTGAAAGAAGTTAGCGAACAATATAACGTCAAGCGAAAAATCGTTATCCTGATGTAAATGTAAGCATATACGTTTACCCAAGAGCGACAAATATCGTCGCTCTCTTCTTTTTTTTCTCCTCCGGCCATCGTGCCGGTTTTTTATTTTTGCGTTTCTGTGATAGTAATGGAACCACAATGAAACTCGCAAGAAAGTGCAAGTAATCTTTCTATGAAACGTCGATCTTTCGAGCAGCGATTTCGCGACAAACTCGCGGAATACGAACAAGCGTATGATTTGAGTTCAGTTAACAGCGCGAATGACAAAGATAATCTTCGCGCCTTGATCTCAAACGCGCTCATTATCGAGGATTTGCACGAAATGTTGCAGGAGATGAGCGACAGTCAATCGCTCGACCCAGCGAACATTGAAAAAACAACGCAACTTATTCAAAAATTGCTTGCGACTAATCAACAATTAGAGCGGCAGCTCGGAATAGATCGCAAAACGCGACGAGCAAGCGGTTCGGATAGCGTGTCGGAGTACATCGCGTCATTGCAGGAGGCCGCAAAACAGTTTCTCGATCAACGATTGACGCGGGTTATCTGTCCGAAATGTCACGTAATGGTTGGTCGGTTTGCTCCGGTACACGATCACACACGATACGTTGTCGCATTTCAATGTTCGCAATGTCGCGAAATGGTGGCGCTTGAACGCGACGAACGCTCGGTTTGGTTCGACCTAAAGCCGAGGGAATACAGATGGCGGAAAAACTATCCGGTTTCGATCCGGCCCGCGAAAGCGCGAAAGATCAATCCAATCTTGACGGGCAACTTAGCAGGCGTCGTGTTGGAAAGCGAGCTGGAAGAACAAGAACCAGCGACGCCCGCGCAAGAAAGTATCGAAATCGAAGATGCGACCGTCGTTATTAACGATAAAGAAGTAGCAGATCATGGCAATAACACAGAAATTAACTGAAAGCGAACTTGCGTTACTTGAAATTCTTGATGATCCGGTATGGTTTGGCGAGTTTTTGCGCAATACGAAAGACGGCCAAACTCAGCGGCATCTCTGGCCCAAACGCACGTTTTCGTATCGTTGGTATCAGAAAGATTTGTTGACGGATCAATCACCAGCAGTCGCGGTGCGTGGCGGTCGCGCAATCGGGAAATGCCAGCCAGCGACTGCACAGGTTTTGACGCCATTTGGTTGGAAAAAAATCGGGCAAATTATTCAAGAGTACGAGCGGCGGCGGGTGCGTATTCCCACGAAACCCGTTCCGTTTGAAATCATTGCCGTTACAAAGAATATGAAATTAGTAAACGCGCCAGCGGTAATTTTTTACAACGGGCGCAAACCGGTGTTTCGCGTGACGACAAAATCAGGGTATAGCATCGAAGCAACAAAAGAACACCCGTTATTGACAAGGCACGGATATATTGCGTTAAGCGAGTTAAAGGTAGGCGATGAAATCGCGGTTGTTGGTGCTATTCCCGACGGGTTAGTTTATGAACGCGGGTTTACCAAGCCTGATGAATTACGACTATTAGGATATTGGTTTCTCGAACCTGATGAAAAAGTGATCGGATTGTATCCACGAACAAAGCACGTGCGTGATGATATTGCTCGCATTGCGCAATCGCTCAATATTGATTTTTACGAGCGATCTGATGGCGCAATTGCACTAATGCGCGGCAAAAAATACTATTGGATGCTCAGCGATGTGTCAAAACGTATGGGAAGAACCTACGGATATTTCGCGAAACGATTCAATACTGACTATCATTTCTCAGTGCATCAGCAAACAAAGCTACCAAACGAATTGTTCAATGAAAGAAAAGAGCAATTTCGCGCATTTATCGAAGCGTTGTTTGCGCAATACGCGGATATTTCGCGGAATGTTATCAAAATTGATGTCATCACGGAACTAAATGTTCAAATCTTGCGCCGCATTTTACTGCGATTTGGTGTATTTTTTCGCGTCGTCAACACGACAATTATCATTGATGATCCCATCGCACTTTTCCGGTTTTTCAAACAATTTCGCGTGCCGGGCGTTGCGGTTGCTTCCGTTCTTCCTCCGTTGAATTATACCGACGACTGGTATTTTTTCGATCCCATCGTTAGCATAACTCAACAACCGTCAACGCTTACATATGCTATTCAAGTGCACGAGCATCACGTATATTTGTCGGATTTTGTGGTTTCGCATAATTCACTTTTCGTTGAAGATCGTATTTTGTGCGATATTTTTCAGCACGAAACGCGACTGCCGGACACGAAAGAGGTTCTATTGTTGGCTAATAACGAGGCGCAGGTTGAACCGATCATGAAACGATTGTATGATCGGTTGCGTGCGTCTCCATTATTGCGCCAATATGTTCACAATATTAATCGTTCCGATGGCGTTTTTGATTTTCGGTTTCCAACGGGCGAACAAGTGCTATTGCGTGTTCGGAGTACCGGTATCGGAAATAATCAATTAGTCGGGTTGCATGTTGGCAAAATGTACGTTGACGAGGCGCAATTGTTTTCGGAAGAGAGCTGGCAACAGGCTGCACCAGCATTAAACGATTGGGAGCAAAGTGCGCAAGTATTTGTCACGGGCGTACCCAACGGTATGCGCAATTCATTATTGTATTTTGCAAGTAAACCATCATCAGGATTTAAAGAATATCATATTCCGGCCCCGAATAATCCATTTTACACCATCGAACAGGATGAATTGAACAAAAAACGTTATGGAGGGGAACAATCCGATGCGTATCAACAGTTAGTCTTGGGCAACCACGGCCAAGCGGTGCACGTATTGTTGCATCGCGAACAAATTCAAACGAAACCGATTGACTACACGCCATCGATCTACACTGAACGAGAACTAAAAATTGGCGAACCTTTCTATTCCGTGATCGAACGCCCGTCGTTACCGTACCAACTCATCGCGTTTGGTATAGATTGCGGGTTTGTCGATCCGACCGTTATCATTATCCTTGGCAAAAACACAGATCAACCGTGGCAAATTGCGCATAAAGTGGTTTTGAAACGTGTAGATTTCGACACGCAAGTAAAAATTATAGATTGGTTGGCGACAAGTTACAAACCAACGCTTATTGCGATTGACACCAGTACCGGCGGGGGCGGGTTGCATATTGTGCATACTCTGCAACACAACGAGAATTATGATCGCAACTACTACCGCTCCGTCATTCATAGCGTGCAATTTCACGGCAAGATGGGGGTTGGATACGACGCACAGGGCGAAGAGATCACGGATTACGTCAAGTCTGTGGGTGCAGCGACGCTCGTGCAAATGGTTTCAGATGGAATGATTGTATTCCCAGAAGTTGATCAGGAACTTATTTCGGAGATTGAACGCATTACGCGGGTTGTTTCACGCGGTGGATCGTCGTCGTATTTCATTCTGTCCGAGCAAGGGCATGGTCAATCGCCGAACGATCACCAGTTCGCCGCACTAATCTGTTTCGCGGTTGCAATCAAGAGTCAAGCAACGCAACGCATTCGCCGCCGACTTGCGCTGCCGAAGGGATTGCATCAATCGCACAAATAGATCAATTATACAACACTCACGGAGAGACCGATGAGCCAACTACCGAACGCACGTTCATATTCCCAAACGCTTGACACGTCGCAGGGACATCCGCTTGCTGGGTTTCGCGGGTTTCGCTCCGGCTCGACTGCGTTATCTTCGGCTGACTATCGCGCAATTATCCGCGCAACCCGCTACTATTATCGCGTTGATCCTATCATTTCGACCGTTGTTACGCGATTAGCCGAAATTGCAACCACGGAATTGCGCGTTTCACGAGAATTACTGCGAGGTTATGATCTTTCGGACGAACATTTTGCCTTCTTTCGTGCGGTTGCCAAAACGCTGCAACCATCAATCTTTCACATTATTTTGTCATATTTGATTGACGGCATGGCGGTGCCGCAGTATGAACTAACGCGGATGATGGGAAACCGGATCGCGGGCAATTCTGGTGAACTTGGCCGAACCCGCTATCTCGTACCGTCGTCGATTTGGGTGCGGGACGCAATGAACATTGTGTTGCAGCCGAATGTCATCGGCGGCGAACCGTTGGTCTTTGTGCAAATCTCACAAAGCGACATCCATTTCGTACTTTCGGGCGGGATGTATCCTGATGGTACGAAAGACCCGAAAACGTTTCAATTGTTGACTAGTCAGTTTCCTGATTATGTGAAACGCATTAAAGCGAGCGAGACATTGTTTCGGCTTGAAACGCCGGTGATCTTTCGCAATCTGCTACCTGCGTATCTCTATCCGCAACCGTACATCGAACCGGCGTTGGAAGCGTTACAACGCAAACACTTGATGCATCGCGTGGATCGCGCTATTGCCGCTCGCACAATTGAAGCATTTCGCCACATTAAAGTGGGAAATGATAAGTTTCCGGCAGATGACCAAGCAATTGAAGCGACAGAACAGGCGCTTCAGCAAAGTTCTGATGGCGTGTTATTTAATCTTTTCACCAATCATACTGTAGATATTTCGTGGATCGTTCCTCCGTTTAGTGAGTTAATCGATAATAAAAAATACGAAAGCGTTATTCAAGACATCTTTTTTGCATTAGGCTTCCCGCGCATTCTTGCCGTTGGCGAGACGCAGCGCAGCAATTCTGCAGATAATCAAGTTGCGGCGTTAGGGATTTTGTCAGCGATCCGGCACATTCATCGAGATGTGCTCCGGTGGGTCGAAGCGGTATTTCGCGATGTCGCAGAAGCCAACGGGGTGGTGTCGATCCCGCAACCGCTCTTTGCGCCGGTCGTTACCGCCGATGTCACGCAATTGCTTCAATACGCAACTAATTTGCTGGATCGCGGCGTGCTTTCAAAAGATACGGTTGCGCGGTTGTACGGGTCTGATTTTGAATATGAATACAACCAACAAGCGCGGGAGGCGTCGTTTGTACCTTTTGCACAATCTGCGCCGGTTATGTAATCTTCACAATCCATTCCGATACCGTCAGAGCTGGCGGCTGAATAGCAGCAGGTGCATGTATGCAATCGTTACCGCCTGAAGTCTTCACCGCGATCATCACCGCGATTTCGTCAATTGCAACGGCGGTGTTTGGGATAATCGCGGCGCGGTTGAAAGAACGAAATGTTGCGCAACAAACGCTATTGAGCGCGTCGTATAAACGCATTGTGGAATTAGAAGAAAAACTTGAAAAAGCGTGGGATCGCACTGTATTTGCGCAAGATCAAGCCGCGAAAATTAGAGAAGAAACTGCGGCATACTATCAACAACGTGTATCGCAATTACGCGAAGAGTTATATCAGCAACTCGAATTGATGAGTAAGCGCGTATCAGAATGGCAAGAAAAATACTATACGCTAAAGAATGAGTACGATGAATTGCAACAACGACACGAGGAATTGGAAACGAAGGTGGCGAAGATGCAACGCACGTTGGAGGCGTTAGGGATTTCGATTAGCGATATTTCGCAGTTATAACCGAGAAATGTTCACAAATGTGCAATATCTATACGCAATTAGTTGCATGCGCAACTACACTTGTACCTTTTGTACAATTGTGCTATACTCACAAATACTTCGTAGCCTCGCTTTGATATAGGTGACTATTATGGAGTCGCCGCGTGAATTACTGGATGACCAGCCGACCGAACCATTACCCGTTATCGCTCGCATTGAGCGACACGCGCTGCCAGCGTTTGTCTGGTGGGTAGGCGGGGGATTAGTGTTGTCGTTTATGACATTCGTTGCGCAAGAAACTATGTATCTTCTTGCGCTGTGGGGCATGCTAGGGTTTGTGGTTGCGTTAACGTTGCTCGTTATCGCTGTGTATCGCGTCTACACCGAACTACTGCAATTGTACACTGATGTTCAAGAGATGCTTCATAGCATTGCGCAAGCAACGCAACCACACGCAATTGCTCAAGATACGCAACGATTGCAGACGCAACCTGTTTCGTCGTCAATCGTGTATGATCGCGACGGGGTGGCTATTCAGTTTAGTGAAATATTCAAAGAGATGAGTTGAGTTTGGTGTAATCAACGGAGGAACGTATGCGCATTGATCGCAGCAACATTAAAACAGTCACTTCGTACATCATTCCTGCATTCGCTTTATTGCTTATTGCTTGGAACGCGGTCGGGAAGTTTTACTTTTTCTCGTTTTTTGAGCCAACGTCATCGCTTTCTGGTATTTTCGTTCACATCAGCGCGGATATTGATAATTTTTACAAGGCGCTGATGGTCGAAGCGGTATGCGTGGTGCTTCAGCTAACGGCGCAATTGCCGGATTATCGAGAGAAAAAATTAGCGCGCCCGCTTTATACCGGCGCGTTGTTGTTTAGCGTTCTCATGAGTTATCCCGCGATGTACACGATTTATACGCTTTGGTTCAATTTGTCACAATTTCCATCATTATTCGCCGCCGCGATTGTATTCATTTTAGTGACCGCGGTTGATGCATTTGCTGAATTAGCGTTGTTAAACGTTTAAGTTCTATTTCGCGCCGGTTATTTACACTATTCGGAGGAACTATGCAACCAACTATTACGTACAATCCACAAACGTATACGATTTCTATGCCCGATACTGATCCATTTACTATCGATACTGTATTTTTCTCATTGCTTCGTAACGAGGAGTTTGACGAAGACACTATTCACCACGCAATCGCTCAATTTTACACCGCGATGAAATACGTGCCGGTCTATATTCCAGATCGTGAAAGCACGTACAAGCTTGTTACGCATTTGCTTATTAGCAATAATCAAGCATCGTTCGTGCAACCGGATACGTTTCACCAAGCGTTGATCGCGTTTTTGACGGGGAAGGGATACGCTGTTTCGGCTCAGCAATAACATGTAACCTATGCAACCACCGATTTTATTTTCTGCTATTGTAGACACAGAAAACATTGATTTTTACTATTCGTTGCCGAAAAATGTTCAGCTTGGGTGTAATTCAGGCCACGGAAGTTACAAAGACTTTTGCAACGAGGGTTTCGGTTTGATTTTGTTGACAATCCGTTCATGAAGTTTAACCCGGACAAACATCGCCAGGCGCTCGAACATATTCGCCCGCGTTTTGCGACCTTACGAGATTATTTTTCAGAAGAAGACTGCAACGAATTAGGCATCCAATACTATAGCGTAGAAGACATTTTAGCGTTTTACGAGCAAGTCAAACCATTTATTCGCTTGCCGATATTTATTCCAAAAACGCTTCCTATTCCTGAGTTGCCGGATCATTTTATATTAGGGTATCCGACAAAGAGCAATTACACTAAGAAAAGTTTGTTTTTCGACGAAGTTCTTGCGCAACAACGCCCGATCCATCTGTTGAATCGCGCTCGTTTTGGTGTATCCCGCGTTTCGTCGCGTTTTCCGTTCGCCGCCATTTTCATTCTTGCGTTGAAATGGACTTGATCGCTGCGTTCGACTTCAATCGTTGCATTTTAGCTTGCGTTCAATGTTTCTCGTTTCTTATCTCTTGTCATCTCTTCAGATCGATGATTTTCCTATTCGCACGGTTGTGCTAGATCGCTAACCAGCGCACAGCGCCAAACGACCAGGCGTTTTTATCTTTCGAGGAAATTACCACTGTATGGTTTTTCAACAGACACCATCGACCACCGGAGAACTCGCGCCGATCATCGTCGTGATCGCGGTTGGGAGCGGTGATGGTTGGGAAAAGAGGGGTTTTGAATGTAGAAAAAATAGGTTTTTATGGCTTTCTGACGCGGTAAATCGCGATTTGCTTTCGCTCCGAACACAAGTTCTACTCGAACATTCGTTCGCCCGCTCGCCCATTCCTGCGCCCGTTCCTGCGCCCGTTCCTGCGCCCGTTCCTGCGCCCATTCCTGCGCCCGCTTCTACACGCAGCAGCGAAGATAGCGTCGCCGAGCTGGCCGGGCGCGATAGCGCTGGGAATGGGCGCGGCATCGAGGTCGAGCAACGCAACGAAATCGAGCGCGCTGGCGAAATCGGGCGTGGCGAACAATTGTTCTACGAGCTGAAGCGATTAACATTGAACGCGCCGGTCTACGTTGTTCCGATCAGCGACCTCCCTTCGTTGCGATGCGAACCGTCGCTGCTCTGTATTGTTGTGCATGAAACGGTTCGATCTACGCTTGATACGTCGCCCCTCCCTATTCCGCACATGCTGATCGAACACAACGATGCTAGCGAATTACGATTTGTTGCGTTTGTCACAAAACGAAAAGAGAAACGAACGCAAAAGCGAAGAACGCGAAAGACGGAGGAAGCACGATGAATACTGAAACGAACGCTGGCATTTACTATCTACGCATTATTACGTCAAGCGGCGATTATTACTACATCGGGCAAACACGGCGATCATTTCAACAGCGTTGGCGCGAACATTTGTGTGGTCTCCGTGCTGGCCAGCACGCGAATACACAATTACAGCAACTCTACCGAGACGGCGCGGTAATTGTTGCGGGTGTGATTGTTGCATTAAAAAAAACCATCGCGAAACAACGCATCGAGATGGCCGAGCAGCAAGCGATTGCGCTGGCGGAGCGAAGAGGGTTGCGCGTGGTGAATGTGGTGAGAGAGCGAGAAATGCAAGAGGAGAAAGAAGAGCAATAAAAAAGAGCGCCAGCGATAGCACCGGCGCTCAACCTATGTATGTTGTTCCATGGGCTTACGTTAGCGCTCCCGTTCCGCTCGCCACTCCCGCAGCGAGCGGACGCGGCGGGGGATCACCCCCGCGTTTTCCAAAACCGTTCTCCATCCAGCTTTGACGGCCTCGCCTAGGTTCCCGTACACAACAAAGGAACCTAGAGTACCCTCGCCAGCCCACCGCGACCAGTCGGTGCGGTGGATGACGATTAAACCCTCGTGTGTCTGGAAGATTCGGTAATCAATTCCTCGGTTATCCCAAGGGTCTTCACTCGTCCGTAGGTATCCGAGATCCCGCCCGACGAACTCAACGACTTGAACATCAGAGTCGTCACAACCGTTCTTCGCCCCGCGCCGTCCTTCCCAAATCTTGATGGTCTCCATCTCATACCTCCTTTCTTTCGTTGACTGTAGTATAGCATACCCGCGCCGGTTTGTTAAGCGGGTAGTTTGAGGAATTTTTGAGCAATTTCACGCTGATGATGTCAACAACACAACAAAAAACCCCTCATCGCGAGAATGAGGGGAAGGGTTAGGGTTGTTTAGATAACGCGAGCGTTTCGGAGAACGCGGTCGAACTTCGCTGCGGCATCATGTATGTCTGCGAATAAGAAGATGTCACCGATGTCGTTCTCAGTGCTCCACCGCGACCAGCGGATGCGGTGGATAAGGATGAACCCCGCTGGATTGGTTCGGAAGATTCGGTAAGAGGTTCCCCGGTCGTGGGTCACTGGATGACCGTCCGACCAGAAACCGAGTTCCTCACCGGTGAACCAAACTGTCTGGTAGTTTTCCTCCCTCTTTCCGAACCGCCGACCTTCCCAAATCTCGTACGTTCGCATTGCCGTTCTCCTTTCATTTCATTACTTACTGTGTCTACACTATACCGCGCATCAGCGCGGTTGTCAAGGGGGTATTTTGAGAAATTTTGAGTAGTTTCGCGCTGTTGACGTGCGTCATCAACAGCGTCACAACACTACGTTATCTATTAACTATACACAGTGTTGTGACACGAACGCGGCGCGGGAGGGGCTTGACAGCGCGCTGGATGTGCGATATACTACAGGTGTGATCAGTACGTTAGAAAAAGGAGGGATTTATGAAAAACGTTCGTCTGCGTAACTTTTTGAAAGTGGCTCTTGAGCTTCAAGAGCTGCCTTATTCAGGCGTCCGCGTAGTAAAGGACGCCACCATCATTGCCACCGACGGCTACAGCCTGGTGGCGTACAAAACAAACCCTTACTTTCTGCGCGGCGAGGGGATGTTGCATCCCCTCACTACACGGGCGCTGGCGGTGTATACCGACACCGCTATCAGCGATTTGGTAGTGGAGGGGAACGCGGTTACGCTAACGGTTTGGATTGACCGGGACAACACGCAAACATTTAACTTACCGGCGCTATTTTGCGAGATCAAACACACAGAGCGTATTTTTGACAAGTTCCACAACGCCACGATAGTCGCAGAGCAACTTGCTGCGAGGTTTATTCTCCCCGCTGATGCGGGGGCGTTTGTGAAAGTTGCTGGCGGGGGCTTGGCCCCAGCATCAGACGAGGACTATCCGCGCTACGATGTGAAAAAACTTAAACAGTGTTTAAAGTTGTTTTACGCAAAAGACTCTGTGACGCTCAGCGTCACAGAGGAAGGGTATTTGCTTGGAAAAGACGAATGGGGGCAGTTATTTGTTGTGTCCCCAATCGTTCGCAATCCGTACCGTCAATAGCGTCGCCCAGCAGCACCAACGCCTCGCTCGTTTGAGCGAGGCGTTTCTGTGCCAGTGCAGGCCGGTTTGATAACAAAAACCCCACTGGCCTGGCCAGTGGGGGATACGAATCGCTGATCAGTCGTCGATCAGCGCCAAGTAGCGCCACTGCTCAACGAGTAGTCGCGCCTCGCTGCGGGTGGCGCGATAGCCGACAACAGTGTGGATCATAGCTATACCGGGCAACGAACATTGCTGTACTCCTTTCTGCGATTTCCTTACACTCGTATAGTATCACAACCGGCACGGGTTGCCAAGGGGGAGACGAGGATTTTTCGAGGAATTTTTGAAATGGTCGAGCGCCAGTCGAGCAACGCGATAGAGAGGGAGAGGGAGAGGGAGAGGGAGAGGGAGAGGGAGAGGGAGAGGTGGAGGGGTAGGAAAAGAGGGAGGAGGAGAGGGAGAGGGGCGGGAGTAACGTTCTCCCAACCCACACACCGATCTTCCCCTCCCTCGCCTCGTTTATCATGCACAACAACTACCTCGCACTTTTCCTGTCTACACTTCAATCCGCTCTTCTATAATGCGCCATCAGATCAGCATTGGCTCACGGGAGAGCACTGAAACGTTAGATTTCCGCGATAACGACTTTAACACCCGCCTGTTCGAGCGTCTTCATCAGACGCTCTACGAACGGGTCAGTCTCGAAAAATCCAAGCCGCATCGTAACGAACGGGCGGAATGAAAGCGTATCGAGATGGATGATGGAACGGGCCGAGTCGTATGATACGACCGCGACCGGCAAAAACGCAGTATCGAAGAAATCGACGTGGATAGCGTCCACATCCCCCTCCAGCAGGGGGATCATTACCCGATCCCGCGCCTGCAACACATGCACGACGGGATCAGAGGGCAACACGTACTGTTGTGGCGTAACGGTATGAGAGACGGTCACGAAAACGTTGTCCCGGTTGAACAGCAAATCAACCGTGATCGTTTTATCACTGTCAACCGAAACGATCAAGTGTGAACCGTCGCGAAAAATATGTTCGAGCGTCTTTGTATGTCTGCCTAATTCACGCAATACCAACGATCCCTCCGGCGCATCAGATAACGCCGGATTGTAGACGTGCAAATACGCACCCTCTTCAAGTTGAAGAGCCGACTTGTCTCTTGAGATATACAACATAAATCCTCCTGTTGTAATGAAACAACGAGCGAAGGGATTTCTCCCTCGCCCGCAAATAAACTACGCGAATAACTCATCAGCCTCCTCTTCCGCCCGCGAAAGATCTTTCACAACGATCCCTTGTTCGATCATTCGCCGCACCATCCGCGCCGCCGGACGATGCCAGCATTTCAAGCCATTCTTACCCGCCTTGCACGTGCATGACGCCTCATCAGCGCCAATGGTGTAGTTCCCGTTGTTGCCAGCGACAATTGCGCCAGCGGGAAACAAAATAACAAGATTGGTAATTCGGTCGCGATACTTGCGTACCTGTTGCGCTGCCTTGACGACGGCGGCTTCCCAAGACGTACCGACCGCCTTCGCGACCGCACCGTCTACCAAATAGTCGAACTCAATCTGATCAACAACCTTTAACATCGTACTGTCCTTTCTGTTCTGTTCGCCACTTTCTTGATGACAAGTATAACACGTTCTAGTGTCACTTGTCAAGCGGTGCAAGCAGCTTTCTTCATATATGTACCGATCTCTTTTAAAATGCACTCGACATCACGAGGAATAGCCCGGAGATAATCGAGGTACTCATGTATCGACGCCGGATAGCGTTCTGCGAACTGTTGCAAATCTGACGCAACCAATTCAACATCAAGCAATGCGGTGTCGAGCAAAGCCTTGTCGGCTTCCCAAGGCCGCAGCGCCAGTAAAAACAGTTGCTTATAGATTTCTTTCACGCGGGCAGCAACAAACTCTTTTACGCGAACAAGGAACACCACGAAAGCATCATTGTTGCTGGTGACGACACGCACAACATCAGCACTTTCAATCGCTTCGCGCTTCTTTTGGACAGCGCGCATGTCGATAGCGTATGTAAGAGCGGTTTTGTAATCACCACGCTCTTCGCATTTCACAGCCTGCTCGGCGTATTCCCGTTCTTGCCTCATTAAACACATAATCAGTTCGTGCTTCGCCGCTTCAGCCGCCATGTGGACTTCGTACTTCATAATTCCTTCCTTTCTATCTAGCCAAGTTTCAAAAATGAGCCGAACGACACCGGCAACTGTGTGAAAAAGCGATTATCTAGCGGGTCATCTTGAGAGACACATAACACATTGCCGTTATCAAGATAGTGGTTGATGGAATACAGCGTTACCGTTGCATAATCCTTTCAGTTCAACGTAGATAACACGGCTCCATCGGCATCACGAGTTCCCACGCAACAAGATGCCCGTGCGACCAATGCAATTGCAATGGTTTCCACACGAACGTCTTACGTTCATCCCACACGTTTGGTTCCGCCGGAGGGATATGCAGAGACACTGCGCCGCGTTCGGGAAGTAACAAAATCTCAGGATCGAGCGCAACCAATGCGAATGAATTAACAATCGCCGCATCGGAAACAACAAATTCCGTGGGTGAAACCGTCGGGAACTGGAAGAAAACATAACTGTGCGTGTCCGATTTGCTAAAAAGATGCAATTCCGCGATGGGACGCTTGATCTTTTTCTGTTCTCGCAGCACTTTCGCGACTTCCTTACCACGCTTTTTGATGTCAGCTAGCGAAGCAACCGTTTGAAACACAATCGACGGTTGCGCACTACGTGACACCAAATTTACCAGTGACACCGGCGGGCCTTTAATCTCGGATTTGGATAATTTGACCAAATACCGTTGCCCTGTCTTCAACGTTCCTACCGCCGTTGACGATCCCCGATCAATCGTGATATGAATATCGGTCGCATCTTTCAGCACATTAACCAGTGTCTGCACCTCTTCTGCCAGATACCATGCACCAACGACCGGCTCTTCGATGTGCCGGCCTTCGCTCCACGTTGTTGCAGCGGAAACGGATTGCATGAGATCAACCAGCACCATGCCGTGCCGGTAAGTGGCGAACAGCGAAAAGCGTTGGATTTCGGGAACGTATACAACACCAATAGCGCGCAAATGCGGCAAAACATTCATCCGCGCCGCCGTACTCAACAATTTCAGTGTAGAAAGTAATTCTTTTACTTCCTGCTTTGTTTCCGCTTTGCATAATGGCGAGGTTTGATACACGTGATGGTACAAGTGACGGTCAAGTTCTGTCGTAGTGATCGGAAACTTCCCCAACTGCGCTGCGTTTTCAAGTTGCGTCGTCAGCATGGTTGCCCCTGTTGTGTACTAGCATTAATTGTGCAAAGTATACAATACGATGCAAAAACCACCAAAGGTTGTTGCGTATGCAATTGTTGCGACTACCGTGCAATTGCATGACGACATTTGCCTGCATGTCAAGCTTACACAAGCGTTAAACTTTACACAAGCGTTACATACTGCTCGTTGCGTCGCAGAAACGGCAGTGGAACCGGATAGCGCGCAGATAACGCTGATGCTCGCTGCGCTGCGATGAGCTGATCGGTTGCGTTCAGTCGCGTAACGTGAATGACGCGATCATAGTCAATCGTGGTGATCGCTGTGCCAGTCGCAAGCTGGTTAGACATTTTTGCCAACTGGTCATTTGGCACAAACTTGCGGACATCGTTATACGACGATCTAAATACCACCGCCGACGAGATGCTATCGCGCAAACTTGTTATTGCGCGCAACGCTTGCCCCCACGTTTGACCAATAAGCACCACGCGCATTTGCACTTTGCGGTACTGATTAATGCTATCAAGCAAGCGTTTAATTGCACGTTTGGTGCGTTCTCCGCCAGAAAGTACAAAACTCGTGAACTCGTCAAACACGAAAACTATCGGAAATGCAGACTCTTGTTTGCGTAAGCGATGCAATCCGAGCAACCACCAGAAATCAATATATTCCAGCGCCTCGTCAACCGTATCAGCTGTCGGCAATATCTGCAACGGCGCGAGGAATTGCGTTGTTTGTGCGTGCAAACTCTCTTTTTGCGATTTGTGCGGATCGTACAAAAGAAATCGCA